TCGTACATAGAGCCGTAGTCTAGGTCTTTAGGTTCTTCTGGCTCATTTTGAGACACGCTGGGTGTGGCTAGGCCGCAGCTACAAGTATATTTTGCTACTGCATACCCTGCTTCGTTTTTACTATATTTTATAACTAAGGTTTCTTCACATTTGCAGCATTTTAACATACTACTTCCTTAACCTTTTTAATTGCATTACGGGGCCTGTACCGTAATATCGGTAATCGTTTGGCAGTAGCCCATACATATCGGAAGGATATATTTTTGCAGTGCCGAGCCACAGCCTGTAATAGGAGCCAAATGCCTTAAATTCTTTTCTGTAATTTATGTGCAGACCTTGTGTCGCAATATAGGAAAAGCTATTATGCAACTTTCCTTCTTCCGCAGCCTCAATATATAATTTATCGTAACTAGTTTTTTCTGTAATAGTTTCTGTGCCCATGCGTAATTTAAATTTTACCTTATTTTGGTCTATATGTAACTTGAATGGTGCAAGGAATCGTAAATTATTAGCTGGATTACGAATTGCTGCCCAGTATATAATTCGTACCCAAGTAGGATATTCCAAAAGTTCCTTACCAGCTAATACACCGTCCTCCTCATTATCCCATGGATACATAAACCATAGTGTAAAGTGCGTGCCAATTCTGTCTGGGTATACATAACTAGCGCGCATGCCATAGTTTCCTGTAAGTGTGGCAAGCGGAACCATTATCAGTCCTGCAATTATAAATAGTAGCCTGAAGTATAGCACTAGTATAAGAAAAAAAATTTGTAATATTATCATGGTCCTCCTAAACCCTAATTCGGGCCTTCAGCCCTTAAGCCCTTTAGCCCTTAAGCCCGTGGCAATAGCGTATAGTTTGAAATATATAAGTTTGTAACGTACATGTGCAGGTTACTAACTATACTCCCATAATCTTTACTTTCAAATGGAATTAGGTGTGCGTACCCTTGGTATATACTTTGCACTTCGTAAAAAGTTTCGCTGTGCTCTTCAAATAGTATTTGCCCAGGCATTAGTGCTTCAATATTTCTAGGGCTTATCATTGTGTTTATAGTGCTGCTCATATTTTCTTATTCCTTTTTTGTAATTTTTTTAATTCCTTATTACTTATTTTTAAATCTTTTTCTAATTCTTTTATAGCTTCTTCAAATGCTTCATCAATAACTTTATTAGCATAATCCCAATATTCTTGAGATATAGCCCCCACTTGCTCACCTTTTTCATTACTAACTTTAATCCAATTAATTTTACTCATGTGCAAGCCGTCCATAGAAGTTCGTATGCTGCCGAAAGCTTATCATGTGCGGCAAACATTCCAGAAAGTATATATTGTTGGGCAGCGGCGTATATTATTAGCACTGCAACTAATAGTTTATAAAATTTAATACTCATGGTTTTTTCCTTTATCATATTCCTCGCCGCCGTATGCGTAATCTCCGTTGTCATCTAGGCATTTCCAGTTTTTATACTCATTCAACATCTCTCTTAAGCTTGGTTTCATGATTAGTACCCCGTATATCTTTTAGTTCTGTTTCTGCCTATAAATTGCAATCCTTTATCTGTAATCTCAAAGTCTCCTCGGCAGCCGCATACGCACCCTCCACACAAATCTCTTTTGTATAAACTTTTAAATTTAGAAAGAATAATTTTAGGGCTGACTATTCCTTCAAACTTATAAGGAGATTTAAATGTGTACTGCGTATCTTCATGCCAGCTTAAGCTCCCGTCATCGTGTAAAAATGCCCACTGTCCTTGGTGGTCTGCTAGCAGTTCTAATATGAACTCGTCTTTTAAGTCTGAGGTTTTTTTAATCACTCAATCCCCCCTTCGCTAACTGTTAGTCTATAGAGTTTCAAGGCACATCGTCCTTTTTAAATTTTTCATAATACTCACGAGCCATGGCTTCTCTTTGCCATTATCTTCATTTTTCCAGTCCCTTACATACACTCCTGGTTTCATTCGTCGCACTCAATTTCGATTTGTCTGTCCGAGCCTATTACTTTTACATAGTCTGGGTCAGGCACTCTTGCTAAAGTATATACCTGACCTATTAAATAATTATAATAATCAGCGACCATAATCTTTTTAGTTTTCTTTGGTTCTTTGTATTTTACGTAGCCTTCCATGTCTAGGTCAAAAGAACTTTCTTCGCCAAAGTCACTAATGTTTTTTACAAAAACACTTTCAATTCCGATACACAAAACCTCATAAACAAGAAAAGCTCTTACCTTCTTAAACTTAAACCCAGGTTGCGCGTTATATTTCTTAAATATTTCTTTTAGTGTCATACTTTAGCCTTCCGTTTGCCCGAATTAGGTTTTTGTTTTTTATAAAAATGCTACAGTACTTCTTTTGGGGCCTGTAGCCGTCCCCCTACACCATAAGAAGCTAAGGTTTATATTAGTATACATACCTATCGGCACTATTGCAAGAAACTTTAGCACTATTTTAAATAAAAGCTGAGGCCAGCAGCAACAAGCCCATAAACGCTATTATAATGTACGAGTAAAGTATATACTGTACCATTATGTAACCTTCTTTATTAGTCTACAAATCCAGCTAGTTCTTTCAATATTTTGCATTTCTTCTTCTAACTTTTGTATTCTATCTCTGCTGTTAGTTGCAATTCTGTTTGCGGCCTTTATAAAATTAGAACTAGCATTAGTTCCATATTTTGCATAAGATACCCATCTAGCGTCTTTATTAATGTCTAAACACCACTCTTCGAATTGCTTTTTATAATCTTTGTATTTATTTTGCAAAGAAATGTACTTTATTAAATTCATAACTATTCCTTAAACATTAGTGCAATTGTTGCACACGTTAAGCTATGGATTAGGTCTCCCTTGAACAAATGTACTATAGACACACTTGCAAATCCTAAAAATAATATTCTACCTAGCACGGTAACCTCCTAAAGTTTGTTTGGGGCACAGTAATCTTGTTTGGGGCACAGTAATAAAGTTTGTTCTGGAACTGCTCCCCTATTATGTTTCTATTCCCAGCTCTCTTAAATCATATTGAAGCATAATACTTAGATAAGCTACACAGCTTTCGTCTTCTCCTAAAGCCCACCTAATTACACATTCTACAACTCTATTTGAGTATACATCTCTATAGCTTTTAGGATTACAAAGCAAATCAAAACTGTACATATAATCCAACTGCTGCATCCATGTCAGAAGTTACTGATGCTCCTACACCCAATTGCATCTTCCATAGTTTAAGTAGAGCTGGGGATTCCAGTCGTAAACTGTACTGCTGTTCTTCTACAGCCCTATACAACCCTAACCTTACTCCTAAGTCTCTATTCAGTGTCTTACTACTACTATCTACAACTGTGTCTTCAGATATTACCCCTTTATCTTCTGTAACCTTTTCTTCCTTAACTGTACCATCGGGGTACACATACTTTATTTCCCTAATGATTATATTTTTTGCTTCTCTATACTTAATCACTTCTTTAGTTTCTACTATTACTTCAGAAGGAGTGGTGAAGTATGCAGCGGCATAGCCTATAGCTAATAGTAGTAGTGTTGCTAAGGCCATTGTTCTTTTATTTATATTCATAAGTACATCCAATGCAATAATACATTATCATTTAAACGTTCAATATTAAACAAAAGCTTTTTATAAGATGTAGCAGCTAAACATGATTTTACAAATTCCCCATCTATATTGCCGTCTGAAGAAATGAAATCCCATTCACAGTAACCATTAGGATAAATTACTCTAATAATTAAATAGCCCTCTAGAAAGTGTTCATTTTCATAAACAGCAACTATTGGTCTATTTATTTTAGCTGGCAAAGCTTCACTATTCATTAGCATCTCCTTTGTAATCCAGTCCTTCCACATTTTCTTTGTTCCACTTCAAGGCCTTAGGTATAAACTTATTTACAATCCTAAATACAACATTGTAAGAAAATGGTTTATAATACCTACATCTAGTATGCCCTGGAATAGTTCTATATGCAACACCTTCACAGTATAACTCTACTATAGTCCGGTTCCGTTTACCAGTCTTTTTATTAATGCCATAGTTTGGGTTATGTGCTAGAAAGTTTGTAAGGATTCTGTAGTAGTGTAGCTTATTCTGCTGCTCAACGACCTCACCTGATACTCCAGACGCGGCCTTCATTACACTTTCCTCTGGCATATTTGCATTAGTGTATTCTATGTCCTGGAAGCCGCTATCGACTAACTTTGCATACCATTCCTGCTGCAGCTTATGGAATTCTGTAGTATATCGCAGTTCGCCTGTTTTAGTTACTTTGAAGGTCTTCATATTTTTATTGCTCATGATGTTCTCCTATGTTGTACATACAGTGTAACATAATAATAATGTATTGGCACACCTTTTGCATATAAATTATACTTTAGTCTAGGAACCTTGTTTGGGGAAGCAGTACCTTCAGTGACCTTCAGTACCTAAGCCGTAACCTAAGCCAGGCCTTAAGTCACCTAAGCCGTAACCTAAGCCGTAACCTACAATTCCTTAACCGCCACTTAACCGCCATTTTAATTATGGCATATAAATTTCCTAAATAGTAATTGTTGCAATAATGTTGCACTGGGGCTCACCTACAAAATACTGCTAAAGTTTCCTAAGCAGTCTTCCGATAAGTTACTTATGAGATGCCTAAAGCACCTTAGGGGAGAGGTATAAGCAAAACATTGTTGCGGCATTGTTGCAGCAGAAGTACCTTACAAAATACTGCTAAAGTTTCTGCGTATTTTCTCCGATAAGTATAGTATCAGATGCCAAAAGCCCCTGAGTGGGAAGGTATATATAAAAAAAAGTTGCGTAAATGTTGCAGCTGAGGTTGCTGCATATGTAAACCTAATTCGGGCGTGCAGTACCTATGCTGTGGCCTATGTTCGAGCACTGAAATAAAGAAAAGAATTTAAGGTATGATTGCCCATCTAGGATATGTTAGACTTAAAAAGCTATATGTTTTATCCTATATTCAATATAAGAAATTAGAGATGTGCGGTATTGGAGCTGCTGAGGGGCTTATTCTAGTAGTTTCGCATACTTATGCACTGTTTCAGGGTGGTTTATGCCTCATTTTGAGATAAATTTGAGGAACTTGCGGGGTTGGCATGAAAATTGTAAATTTAGCCAAAGAAGTACGGCTTAAGAGTATTATTATGTTACAGTGTAAGAGCATTTGTTATAGTTTCGTGCAAGAATCGTGCCAAGATTTTGCTAACTTTTGTAGTAAATTACTTAAGTTTTATGGTATACTGACGATAAGTTTATATAGGAGATTACAATATGAAAACAAAATTATTAGGTTCTGCAAGTTCATTAGAGCAGCTTAAAGATGGTATTCAAAAGTTTTTTTATAGTTCTAATATTGTATTAAATGGTAATGATAAAGATGGTTATACTATTTCAAACTCAAAAGGTGTAATCGAAGGTGTTAAAGTTGTTTTAAAAGGTAAAAGATATAGATTTGAAATGGAAGGATTTTAATATGAATAAGAAATGGTATATAGAAAAAATTGAAAAGAATCTAAAAGATAATACATGCCATTCTAATGATTTAATAAAGTCTCTTAACTTAAGCAAAATGAGTTTGGAACAACTAAAGGCTATATCATTTTTAGGCACAATGATTCAAATTAAAAAGGAAGTAAATCTATGAATAAGCGCAAACTAACTTTAGATTATAGTAAAATTACAAATATAAAAGTTGATGGAATACATACTTGGGATTATCCCGATTTTGTAGATGCATATATAGCAGATGCAACTTATGATGGTAGACCAATGACTGAAGAAGAACTTGATGTTATAAATGAAGACAGTTCATTCGTATATGAATGTGTAACTGAGAAATTGTATTAGGAGGATTTGTGGCACTTCAAAAAGATTTTAAACTTAAAGTTAAATGGAGTTCCTACGAAGATATTAGTTTAGCTAATCCATCAGGTGGTTCTTTATTCACTACATTTACAGCAATTAAAGATGAAAATGGTGAGCTACTATCTTGGTACTTTCATAATGTGTACAAAAAAATAAGTTATGTATACTATGATAGTACTACTAAAACTTTTTGGTTACCTAAAAAGCAACTATATAGCATTACTAAATGTAAAAAGCTATATAAAGCAGGCGTAGATAATTATGCATTCTTCTTCAAAGGGTACTTATTAAATTTAATAGGTGTACCAAATCAAGACAAATCTATGAGTGGATTTATGCCCCCTGGAACTTTATTCTAAAGTTTATTAGCCTTATTCCGATAAGTATATATAACAGGAGATAATGTATGAGCAAATTTAAAACATTGACTGAGAAATATAAGCACTTGAACAAAGAAGAATTGCTTACACTATTGCAATACTATATTGAGCAAAACTTCGAGCCAAATGCAAAATATGCAGAGCTAAAAATGCATACTGATGCACTTTATATTGCACTTAAACTTAATGATATAGATTATGGTGCAGATGTTTCTGTTTATCATAAGTTTGTATCATAATAGGAGTTAATTATGTTTGTAAATAAGCATTTACTAAAGAAAAAACCTTTGTATATTGCAAGTGGGTATATAATTAAGCTTTTAAGGGCTTTTAATACAGATAAAGGACTAATGTTTACAGCAGAAATTATGGAAGGCGAGTATAAAGGATTATGGACTACTGTGTATAAAAATGATACTAAAAAAATAATAACTAAAGCTTAAGCTACTTGCACCGATAAGTTACTTGTAGGAGGATTTATGAGAAACTTAATTTATATATTACTAATGCTTGTAATTGTACTTGTAGTTTCTATTGACGTAAGAGCTGAAGTACCTATTAAGGAACACCAGCTTGCAGTTATAATTAAGGCTGCAACTGCCTATAATGTAGCACCTGATAAACTTATACGCATTGCTTATGTAGAGTCTAGATTTAAAGAGAATGCTGTGCGGCACAATCGTAATGGCACAACTGACATAGGCATATTTCAAATTAATACAGTGCATGTAAATAGCACTTGCAAAGAGTATAATGTAAGTACATTGCAAGGTAATGCTTTTTGTGCTGCTAAACTATTATCAATGCATAAAAAGAAACAGCACATTGATAAGTACTGGGTAGGGCGCTATAATTCAAAAACTCCTAGTTTAAAGCACAAATACTATTTAAAGTTGCAAGCTGTACCGCAAATTAAGGTTGTGTACCGTGATTAATAATAAAATAATACTAAAGTTCCTAGGCCATAGTCCGATAAGTATATATAAGGGGAAACAAATTATGAAATTCATTATTATAGATTTAAGTACGGGGCAACGGTTACATGAGTCCTTATTCAAGGATAAAGCTGTAGCAAAGCTGCATAATTTAGCAGCACAATACTGCAACATTGGATTGTTTTACGCTAAATCTAACGGGCACATCATGGGTAAACTTTTATGAGGCTATACGACTTCGATACCCTACTAGGTACATTCAAGGACTCTGATTATCAAACTATAAGGGGACTGGCTATAAGTAAGGCCATGGGCACTAAGAACCTGGACCAAGTAGCAGTAGCTAAAGCCTGGACTGAGGCTGTAGCCCAGCACATAAACATGAAAATTGCTCAAATCAAAGATAGGGAACCTAAAACCTAATTTGGGAGCTTAGGCACATAAGCCGTACAAAGTATGGCACTGGAACTTTAAATTGAAAATACACCTAAAAACGGCTATTAGCTGCAATAGGTTACAGATGGGAGAACATATGTTCAAGGTTATAAATAGCAGATACATTCTAGCAGAAGAGAATAGAGTATGGGTGTTTAAGGCAAGCTTAGCTAATGAGTTGAACAAGGTCTTAGGCACTTATAAAGACTACCGCTTCAGCTCCAAGAAGGCAGAAGAACCTGTATTCCGATTTACAGATTCACAAAAAGCTATAGTATATCGTATACTTAGGGTTGAAGTGTAATAATATCAATATGTTACAGGTTTAAACTATAAAAAACTAGGAGATTTTAGTATGGTAACACAAAATATAAGATTTATAAATGATGAGGCACGGCAACATTACCTTATTACCAATGCAGCCACAGCCCAAGTATATCAGGTATTTAGCGATAGGTCTCAAGGAAACTTTTATACTTTAGAAGCGTATATTACACTTAGGAATCTAATGACAGCCTCCGACAAAGCAACACACACTGCTACAGCCTGGGATGTGGAAGCTGCTGCAATGGTCACCGAGCACATCATTACATGGGAAGAATTGTTAAGCAATGGTTAAGAAAGGGGGAGCACAAAAATAAAATTCTAAAGACTATATGTAATTATACCTCCTCCTCCCCTAAAAAAAATGGTACAAATAAGAGATTAAATTATTGACAATAGTGTATTTTCGTGCTATAACGAATATAAGTGGTAATGAAGCCATTTTTCCAAAATTTTAGAAAAGGACAAACCCAAATGCAAAGTAAAAATTTAGTATACCCTATTTTTTATGCCAGTGATTCCAAGAAATTTTATGATTCTAAATTAGGGTCTGAAGTTACAGAAAGTGAAATTGAAGTATTATTACTAATATCAGGAGTGCCAAAAGAAGATATAGACAAGGCTAAATTAGAAATTGCTATAGCAGGAAAACCATATAATGAACATAGAGCTAAAAAAACCTTAGATGGTAAGATAAAAATAACCGCTAAACATGAGTTAAAATTAAGAATAGATAGTGCTTACGTGGACTTAAGCTCAATTATACCCATACTTTTCCTTCATAAAAAAGACGGTACCCATTTTGCCTTTAAAAAAATTAGCAAAAATGAAGTATGTACCATTAAAAATGTAGAGTCTAAGTCCCTAACAACTGCTATATTATCCGACGAAGTAATTGAACCCCAATTCAGAGCTTATTATGTAGAATCTTTAGTAATTCGTTCTAATATTTTATACAATGAATTCCTGGAAGAACTTATGGAACGGGCCAAAGTAGATATAGAAAAGCGCATATACACAGAACCTAAAGTTATAACCTGGGATGAAAATGAAATTGCTTTTAAATACTTTAATCCAGATGTGCTTACAGAAGGAGCTACACCATACTTTGATGATTTTTGTAACCGATTAGGCCCTATCGGCAGCGAACTATTTAAAGCTTGGTGTTGGGCAATATTTGAACCAGGAAACAATTGCAGACAAATGATGTGGATACAAGGTGCTGGGCAAGATGGAAAGTCTACAGTGTTTAACTGCCTATCAGCCTTTATTGGAGACCAACATTGTGCAAGTTTAAGTGAATCAGAGTTCAATAACAGTTTTTTCTTTAATGACATATATGGCCGCATCTTAGCTATATACGGAGACTGCCACACCACAAATATATTTGAAAATGAAAAGCTTAAGAACATTACAGGCAATGACATGGTAACGATTAATGGAAAATATGCCCCAACATTTAAGGCTAATGTGTACAGTAAGGTGCTAATTGGCTCTAACCAATTTCCGCAAGTTGCTTGGCATATGGATTACCAAAGCTCCCGAATTATCGTGCTACAAATTACAAAGCCTAAGGGCCGCATGGGTGACAGTAGTGTGCAAGCAAAAATGATTAAAGAAACACCGGCCTTTCTTAAAAAGTGCCGTGAAATATATCCTAAATACTTTCCTACGCATTCCGATTTAGATGTTCCAGAAGAGTATCAAAAGTTTATGCACGATACTTATATTTCCAATGAAATGGCAGTAATAAGAGAATTTTGCTCAGAGCACATAGAGCTGGGAGAAAGCTTTAGTGTACCTAGGCTGCAAGTTTCATCCCTACTTAAAAATGAATTTAGAAATAAATCTGTACGAGTACCTAAAGATGTTGACGATATGTTTCAAAAGTATGTACGTCACTTATCAAAGTATATTCAAGGTCCAGTACTAGTTCCAAAAGGTACAGGAGATACTATTGGCTTTAAAGGATTTAAGCTTAAAGACCCACCAAATGAGTTTACTAAAGGAAAAAAATAATGAAAAAAATTAGCAGAAATAAAGCAGATAAGCTTTTAACCAACAAAAATGAACCATACTCTGGAGTACAAATGTTAAAATATTCTTTAGATACCCCAGCACAAGAAATGCAATCTGAAGTAAATTATCATATGGGAATAATTAATAAACATGGATGCTATACCTATTCTATAGACCATATGATAGTTCCAGCAGTAAAAGGAAGTCAGTTATCTGAGCCATATCATTTTTACATATTGAAATACAAATAGGAGACCTAAACCATGAGCAATACAACCGCACCAAAATTTAAAGTAGGGGATACAGTAAAAGTATTAGAAAATTTAAATTTGCACAACTCTTTAAGCGTAGGAACCTATACCACTATTACTAGCATCACTAAAATTCAAGGAGTATATTATTTCTCCCTAATAGATGGGTATAGCTACGAAGCTCACCAAATAGAATTAGAATCTGCAACAGCCCCCTCCCCAACACCATATGGAATGCCGCCGTGGGAACCTTATACCCCAACTTATGTAGGGCTAGATATTGGTACTGAAATTCACAATAAAATGCTACATAATTGTACATATAAATCATACTTAGGCTTAACTGAAAAATATGATTTCTGTACTGTGTGTGATGCTAAAAAGTACAACTGATTTACCGAAGGCCCGAATTAGGGTTTTAGGCTACTACAAAGGATACTTATGAAGAAATTTATTATATCAGAAACAATAACCCAAACAACTACTACAGAATACGAAGTAGAAGCAGAAAACGAAGAACAGGCACTAGAAGCTTTTAAATTAGGGCAGTATAATGTACTTGGGGATTATGCATCTAATGACCCAGATGGTATCGTTGTTGTTGAAAAATTAGAATTAACATAAAGGATACTTATGAAATACCATGTTAAAAAAGAAAAGCTTTATAATTTTAAAATTGGAGACAAAGTAACTTGTGATGAAATTCTAGGTAAATTTACTTATATAAAAGGACTTTATCGTTCAAGATATTTTGGACCATATGCAGAATTAAAAGGATACGGAGAAATGTCTTTTTCACTTAGGGCACTGGAGAAAGTAGTATGAAAAAAAGTGAAGCGCTAAAGTTTATTATAGAAAATTTGCCATATAAAGAATTGCATCCAGAAGATTATGATATAAAAATTCTAGAAGTTATTGAGAAATTAGGAATGCTGCCCCCCACAATACGCGTAAGTGAAGATATGTACATACGCTCTACAGGGGAATATGGTTACGATATAAATGAATGGGAATCTGAAAATGAATAATTTAACCTTAGACAATTTTCTAAACTTACTTTTTGAACCTAATGAGCAAACGTGCTTCTCACACGATTTGAAAGGATACAAAGTAACATCATACCCTGCGCTTAAAGATGTATACTTCTGCATAAACGCGCTGCACCCAACCGAAGACCGAAGGCCCGAACAAGCATGGCATAGAAGCAACCTGCCAAGACGTGCAGACCATAATGTAATAAGTTTTAGGAACTTTCTTATAGAAATTGATAGTATGCCACTTGAGCAACAAATTGCTTATGTTACGTCTAAAGTTCCAGTATCTGCTATTACATATTCCGGCGGCAAATCTTATCACTTTATACTGTCTTTAACCACACCTGCAACACCTGAAAAATACCGCGAAATTGCGTTACGACTGCATTCCCTGCTCCCTGCTTCCGATAGCAGTACAAAAAATGCATCGAGATTTTCTAGAATACCGACAGCCGTACGTCCAGACACTGGAAAATGCCAAACTTTAGTAGAGTTGCACAATCGCATTTCTTTACAAACTTTAGAACCTATGTTACCGTTAGTAAAGATGCAAAATGTAAATCCAATTAAAAAAGAAAAAAGTATTATATCAGCAGATGCACAAGAAGTTGTGAATAGGCCTGATGTGGTAATGCAGCGGCTAAACTTTGGCCGTAATGCACTGTTTCACTACTTAGGCCAAAGGCTAAAGGAACTAGAACTAGATGAAGAAATAAAACAAGAACTTGTAGACAGGGCTTATGCAAATCTGTCTGATGCAACAAGCTTTAGTTTAAATGAAGCGTATAACGCTGCAAGAATAAAGGGATAATTTATGCACATTGATAGAGAGAAAAAAGCAGAATTACGAGCACTGTCCTTACAATCCTTCGGCAGCCCCAACACATGGTACAAAATTTTACAAAAAGGATACCCAGATTATCAAGTGCAAATTGTGAATAATGTTCCACAACCTGTATTGGATTTATACGGTAACAAAATTTTGATTATGAGATACCCTAATTTAGAACAGTTAACGCAGCTTATGCTAGATATAAAAGCTAAGCGTGAAGAAGCATTTGCTGCTCAGGAACCGAAGGCCCAAATTAGGTCTGATGTATGAGCAGTTTTAAACTAAATCCAGGTGTAAATCATTGCAGCAATTCCGAATATCATAGGGATGTAGAGTATCTTTCTTCTTCCGATTATAAACTGCTACTGAAATCCCCAGCAGAACTGTACGAAAAAAAGTATGGGCCTAAAAAAGTAGAAGAGTCTAAGGACTTTTACACTGAAGGCTCAGTTGTTCATACATTGATATTAGAGCCTCACCTATTCAGCACAGAATACGCAGTATATCCTGGTCTACGAAAAGCTGGACGTGAGTTTGAAGCATTTAAAGCTGCAAATGCAGACCGAACTATTATTTCTAAACCTCAAGAGCAACGTTGCAAATTTCTGCTAGAAGGATATAGAAAATTGCCCCAGGCCGTATCCTTAATCACCGGAGGATATTCCGAGCATACTATGTGCTTAAACTACAACGGCATAAATACTAAAGTTCGAGCAGATTATATAAATATTAATGAATCGTACATTGTAGATGTTAAAACCACTGCTTACGAATCTGATTTGCACAATTTCAAACTTACTATGGAACACTGGGATTACGGACTATCTGCTGCATTGTACACTAAAATTATGGAATTGCACTATGGAAAGCCATTCACATTCTATTGGCTTGTTTTATCCAAAAAAGACGGTACATGTGACCTATATAAAATGTCAGACCGTACACGCATGGCTGGGGATAGAAAAATTGCTAAAGCGCAGGACATATATAAACAGTGTGTGAGCACTGGAATATGGGAAGCGAGTGCAGAAGACCGAAGGCCCGAATTAGGTTTATCCAACTATGAAATTCAGGAGATATAAATCATGATTAAACGATGTAGTGAATGCAGTACACATATAGATTCTGGACGTAAATGTGACAATTGCTATAAATTCAATGTTGTGGGGCTGAAAATACCAGAACAAAAAAAAGAAATAATTAATGAAGTGCTAGTAGAGCATGCCCCCTTGCTTGAAAAATTATCTGAAGTTAAAAAAACGATGACACTTCCTACAGACTCAGATGAACGTAAAAATTACCCCATACTTTCAGGTTGCATAAAATACTTTCCAGCAGCATTAGCAGGAGTAGCAAAGGTATCTAAAGCTGGAAATGATAAACATAACCCAGGACAGGCACTGCACCACGCTAGAGGCAAAAGTACAGACCATGCAGACTGCATTGTAAGACACTTAATAGACGTGCAAGATTTAATAGCCAGAAGGACTGTGTTTACCCTTGAAGAAGAAAAGCAAATTTTAACTGAAGTGTCAAGCCTTGCATGGAGAGCTTTAGCCTATTCACAAGAATTACATGAACAATTTGGAGCCCCCTTAGCTCCAGGAGCAAAAAAATGAATAATAAAGAATTAGAATTACTTATAAAAGCCGCTGAAAACTTATCAATGGCTGCTAAAAAGACATACGGCTCTGGGGGCTCTGCTTTAGGCCAGTTATTAGTAGCTATAAACCAATATGAATTGACAAAAGTTGAAATAGAGAATAATATGAATAAAGAAGAAGAAGAAATGGCTAAGTATTATAAACAGAATAAAAGTTAGTTATTAACAACACATATACAAAGGAGAATTTATATATGTCAAAAGGTAAAGGAAATGCTGCAGAAGCAGCTCAAGAATCATCAAACGCCCCTACAAGACAGTTTTTGTCTGTAAATGGCAAATCACTATCCAACGAAGGCTCTGACATTAATTTTGTAAGTGCTTCTCGCTTAAATAAAGCAGGAGTTACAAACGAAGTTGTGGCTGAAGGTATTTATACAGAGTCTCAAATTGTTACAGGAAAATTCGGCCCAAAAACCGAATATAAAATCCTAAATGATGGTAAACTTACAATTATTGGCGAAGCTGGGAACCTAAAGTCGCAAATGTCAAAAGTTGCAACTGGTTCTTATGTGCAAATTACGTATGTAGGAAAAGAAGCTATGACAGGTGGAGAACGTAAAGGTACACTTGCGCATAAATTCCTTGTAGGCGTAGCACAAGATTAATACTGAATTTCACTTAAGGCCCACATCTAGAGCAACATTCAAGGGCCTTTTCTTTTTCATTGGGGGATATTTTGCTAATTCGTAAAGCTTCTGACTTACATTTAGTACAAAAATTTGTACAGCAAAATGAATTCCTGTCTTATGATTTGGAAACTACGGGCCTTAATCCACGTAAAAACCAAGTTATGGGTATTGCAATTACTAATGATATTGAAGGGTACTACCTAGTATTACGTTCGTACGAAAATGAAGTACTTAAAGATGTTCTGACTCTGTCTGATATTTTACCAGTGCTCGACTTACTAAAAACTAAAAAATTATATATGTGGAATGCGTCCTTTGACTGCAGATTCACACAGTCCCAAATGAATGTAGATTTAACGCAAGCCCTATACTCCGATGGTATGCTTGCTAAACACACAGTTATAGAAGATGCGTATACATATGCTCTAAAACCTACAGCAGCAGAACTGTATGGTGACGATGCTACAGAAGAGCAAAAGCTTATGAAAGAAAGTATTAAAGCTAATGGAGGAAGTGCTACAGAATTTTATAAGGCAGACACTGAAATACTTGGAAAATATGGCATAAAAGATGGTCTATTAACCTATAAAATAAATGAACATTATATTGCTCAAATAGAAGCAGAGGGCCTTACTAAATTCTTTTTTGAAGATGAAGTTATGCCGCTGTATAAAAACGTAACTATTCCTATGGAAGCAAACGGCATACCTTTAGACTTAGAAAAAATGCGAGCAGCGAAGAAAGAAATTCGTACAGATATAGAACAACTTGAGACTAAAATCCAAGAACTTATCAAGCCCCATTGCTATAAATTCGAAGCTTGGTACTTGAATTATCATTATCCTGTAAAAACCACTGGCCCATTTGTGCAGAAATTAATAGAAATTACAAATACCGAATTGCCCAAATTAGCTTCAGGAAAATACAGTACCGCTGCTAAACACATTGAAGGTTTGTGCTCAACGAACACCGTTCGTAGGTTTCTATCAGGCGACAGATTACATGAAGATTTAGTGCAACAAGTTCGGACACAATTACACGGCAATGCACCAATGCTAAACTTAAGCTCTAAACACCATTTAAAAAAAATATTCTTTGATACATTAAAACTTGAGCCGATTAGCAGAACAGACAAAGGTAATCCTCAAGCCGATGAAAAGTTTTTAGAAAGCATTAAAGACCAGTATGATTTTGTGCCACTACTAATTGAGTATAATAAACTATCTAAAATTGAAGGTACGTATATTGACAGATTTCTGGAAGCTGAAGAAAATGGCATGTTTTACCCTTCATTCTTTCAGCACCGCACTACTTCAGGACGCTATGGGTCTGACCTGCAACAATTGCCTAGGCCCTTAGAGCAGGAAGACGAACCAAGTGCTTTAGTTAGACACCATAATAATAAGGTACGTGAGTTTTTTATTGCTGGTAATGGACAAAAGTTTCTAGACGCAGATTATAATTCATTAGAAGTTGTAGTTTTTGCTGACGATGCAGGGGATGAGGCACTACTAGACGTAATTCGCACTGGTAAAGATTTTTATTCCCAAGTAGCTATTGAAGTTCATGGCCTTCAGTCTGATTTCAGTGCCGATAAAAAAGCACATAATTTTTTAAAAAATGCTAAACCAAAACTTCGTCAAGATGCTAAGGCGTATGCGTTAGGCTGTAGGTATGGACTTGGTGCTTGGAAGCTATCAAAAGACTTAAACATATCTCAGAATGAAGCAGATGCTATTGTTAAGCGTTATTTTACAAACTTTCCAGGTTTAAAACGAGCTATGGATAATTATGAACGACAAGCAAAATTGCAAGGATTTGTAACATCTAAGGCTGGTAGAAAAAGACATTTAAATAGAGTTAAGGAGCTTTACGACAAGTATAGTGATGATTTAGCCGATTCCTTAGAACTTTGGAAAAAGTACCACGAAGTACCAAGCCAGTATGCACGTATGAAAGAGTTGCGCCGAGAATACAATAACCTAATTAATAATGCGCTAAATTTTCCTATACAATCTTTTGCAACTTCTATCGTAAATCAGAGCGCAATTAAGCTTGCTGCTTATATAAGAAATAACGCTATTAGAGCCTACATATGCGCACAAATTCACGACCAATTAGTAGTTCGGTGCCACGAAGACGATGTTGCAGTACTACAACCAGCTATGAAGCAAATTATGGAAAATACATTCCAGCTTTCGGCACCATTAACAGCAAATCCAGAAATTAGTAACAATTTAAGAGAGGGACACTAATATGAAAAAGTTTATCAAGGGGATAATAAATGGAATTAAACGATTACTTGGTTTGTCTAATAATCGCAATTCTAATACTGCTAAAACCAATGAATGCAAACGCATTGGAAATAAAAAAAGCAAAGTTAGAAAATACGCTAGTAAAAATAAATGATACTTAGTTTTGTAATTGGAATTTTAACAGGTGCAGGTGTTGTATCTAGTTCTGTAAATCGCACTATAGCGGTAGCAGAGGGAGATGCAAAATCTGCATTTATAAGCTCAGTTATAAATTCAATTACATATGGTGCTTCGATTTACTTTATAGCCAAAAATGATTGGGTCGGATACGCAGGGTCTATGGCAGGGTCGACTATTATCTGTGTATATATGAGTTCTAAAAATAAAAATCGTAATCGGGGGATTGCAAATGGGGATAAAGAAGTGCACTAAATGTGAACTGGAAAAACATTTTACAGACTTTTATAAAAACAAAAATTTTAAAGATGGACTTAGTTATGCATGTAAACAATGCGATATAAACCGCAGTAAAGAATACCGAAGAAATAATAGAGAAAAAATTTTAGAACTAGGGAAAAAGTGGAAAGAAAATAATAAAGAATATGTTGAAATTTATGGTCGTATTTATAGAAAAGAAAATAGAGATAAAAAAATACAGTACTTAAGAATATACAGAAATAATCCAGAGAATAAATATAACAAAGAAAATTCAAGAATATTCGAAAGGTACGGAATAACTTTAGAGCAATATTCATTGATGTTAGAGAATCAGAATAATGTATGTGCCATATGCAAAAGCAAGGAAATTGCCAAAGATAATAGAAGTGGCAATACAAGAAGATTAGCCGTTGACCACTGTCACAATTCTAGAAAAGTTAGAGGCCTATTATGTACATCTTGCAATACGGCTCTAGGCTCAGCAAAAGATAATATAGAAATACTAAAAAACATGATTGCATATTTAGGGGGAATTAATGAGTAACGGCAAGGCTTTTGATTTTAAAAAAAGTTTAAAAGAAGGACAAAAGGGAGAATCTGAATTTTTTGAATTATTTAAAGATAAATTAATCAGAGACGACGGTTACATTTCTGATTTTACTATAAAAAGAACAGGAAAAACTTTAGAGTTAAAAACCGACAAGTATTATAATTCTGGAAATTTTTTTATTGAGAAATACAGTTATAACGAAGTTCCAGGAGGCCCAGAACAAGCCTTGATTAAAGGTGTAGACTTTTTTGCAATATGGTTTCCAGAAACTATGCAAATTCATTGTTTTAAGACCGATAAACTGGTAGAATGGTTAAAACGCAATTACGAAATGCCATACCTGCTAAACATAAGAAATAGAAGCCACACAACTAGGGGCTATCTAGTTAAAAGACAAGAACTTGAACATTTAGAAGTAAATATAAAGGATATATTATGAGTAAAAAAATTAAAGTATACAGAGCTTCGGGCGGCCCAATAGCAATGGAACACATGGATAAGTTTAACGAAGAAAGAGCAATACTTTACGATAAAGTTATGGAAAAGTATATGCCTGGTAATAAGTCCCCAGACGATGCTACTAAGAAAGTTATGGACAAAGTGTATGACAGATGCTTAAACAGTTTGTATAAAAAATACCCTGTAATTTCTGAATGGGACTATTTAAAAAACAAAAAACAAATTGTAGCAAAAGTTAAAGAGTTTAATTTTCCTATAGCTATGGCAGTTGCTAGAGATACTGAAGAACTGGTATATGTAGTGCTAGATATAGACTTAAACAATTATTAACGGTCTAATATTTCCATATGCACTTCAAAAGAATCGTAGGCCGTAGCCTCTTGCTTCTCACTAAGCAGTCGTGTTACATACTTATCGTTCGCTATGTCAAAGTGCTTGCGGTCGCAGAATATGTCTAGTATTGCTTTTTCAAAGTTTGAGCAATCATGAGTATGGGAGCTTATATCTTTAGCTTTAGTGTAAAAGTTCTTGTATTTTGCTATTATATGCACATGTATTTGGTGTTTTTTAGGGTCAAAAAAGGCCTTAAGCTCCGCTATTGCAGCAGTATCATGCTCCGAATCCAGTTTGTGCTTTATACGAAGTAGCCACTCACTGTAGCTCGATGTAATAAACCTAGTAGTAGTATACATACTATTCACGCTCTGAGTCTTAATATTATCTAGATAGAAACTTCGCTTCATATAGTAGAGCAGGTGTTATAGCGCACGGAAAGAGGAATCAAACCCCTTTTCTAAATTAAAATTTTTAGATTTTGTGAAGAAGAATCTCTTCAATATAGGTAATATGTTATATTTAATCTAACTGCTTTTTTACTAGATTTTTAGCTTTTTCAGCTATTTCCTGCTTTAATTCATCGTTTTCAGAACCTAGTCTAGCTATAATTGATTTAAATAATGGGTAACCTAATATTGTATTCCCATTTTCAAGTATAGATTTTAGTTCCACCAAACCTATTACCGATGCCACAATTTTAGAAACGGGAAGATGATAATCTAACATATAAGCTTCAACCAAAAATCCACTTATAACTGCTAAATTATATACACATATTTTACTTATTACGCGTCTCATTATACTTGAGCGTATTTTTTCTTTACGTTTTATCGCTGCCCATACTCCAGTAACCAAATCTGCCATAATTAAGAAACCTACGGCACCCATTAAGGCATAAATCGGAGCCAGTACCGCTACTATTGCTGCTAATAAATGAGACAAAAATTGTTTCAAGGTATCTCCAGTTTAAGTGTACTACCTAGGACAATTTTCATAGCTTCTGATACCATACTACGTTCTTCAGCACTTAAATTCTCTCCATTTTGTGCTCTTTTAAGCAGAGCTTTAGCCTCTTGTAAAGTCATAATTTTCCTTTAGTGTAAGTCTACCCACGAACCAGCCGCTCTAACTTGCAGTTTTGAAGTAGTGGTATTATAAATTTGCATTCCATCAATAGCAGTTAGGGCATCTCGCTCAGTAGAAGTTAGACGTGCATTTAAGAAAGCTTTCAAATTACCTATTTCAAGTGCTACATCAGAATTAGATACTTTTTCAGTAACTGAGCCTATGTTTAGGCTTCCTCCAATAAAGTTTTGAGCACTGGTAGGAGAAAGATGGAGACCCCAAATATCTGTACCAACGTCACCAAAAGGTAAATCAAATTCAAACGCTCTAAGCTCATTTATTGTAGTAATTCCATTTGGAATAGCAACTGTTCTACACAAATTTACTGTGTCAATTGTTCCACCAGTGCTAGTACCAGATAAGTTTAGGGCATATACAGCACAATTCATAAAGTCTAAACTACTATTAGTTAATGTTTCTACAACACAAGGAAGAGCAAGAGCAGCAAAGCCTAGGCCCAATGCCCCAGAAGTAGTTACAGAATCTTCTTCTAATCGAATTAACATAGCAGTATTAACACCAATTACATCAGCATCAGTAGTAGTTACGCCATCTAAAGCTACCATCTCAGTTACTAAACCATGCATAGCTTGAGGATTGCCGTCCAAACTTTCTATAGGATTACTAGAGTAGAATGCTTGAAGCTGGCCTATAGACAAAGCACCTGTAAAGCTTAGTGCTCCGTTAATACTAACGTCTCCACTAATTTCCATTGCCTTAACATTTGTACCTACGCAATTGTCCATGTATATAGAAAGCCCAGTTATATTACTACCATTTGTAATATTTGGACCAATTTCCATACCTTTAAAATTTCCAGTGCCCATAGCACCGATAGTAGGAAATATTCCCATACCAATATACCCAGCATTACCATCTAAATTTGCTATTTGAGCATTATTTTGAAATCCACTATAATTATTTCCGTTTTGAATTTCAGCAATAGTAGGACTAGCAATATAGCTATTATAGCCATTAACACTACCAGTTATAGTAGCAAAGTCGTAGAAACCTATAATATTGTTTAAAGAAGAGCCTGCTGCTGCATTAAATTGAAATCCATATCCTTGAATATTATCTGTAACAGTAACACCACTGCTTAAATTACCAAAACCATAAGAATATGAAATACCTTTAACAGTTAAGGGGTCTGTACCATTACCTAGATTGAAATAGTTATTGTGGAAAGCTAAGTCTCCTACAGCTCCAGTATTTTGATGATTAATAGTATTATTATGAACTTTAACTGCGGTTCCATTTGTACCTAAAGTATTTCCAGAATTTAAACTATCTAGATTAACATAAGTACTGTGAGCCTGTACTTGCAAATTTGGAGAATTTGATATAGGCTCTATGTCTGCTGAAATATTATTAATAACAAAAGACCCAGACTCATTATTAGGCTGTATTGCTAAACTTTGTAGTAATCCCCCAGTATCTGAATTTATTGTTCCAAGAAAATCTTGCTTCTCGGCATCCAATTCTTCAATCGCTGCCTGCACATCAGTAGCAGATATAGACCCAGCAGGAGTAAAAGATACAAGAGCAGCACTATAATCCCCAGCTTGAGATACTACAGGACCGCTTCTACCATTATAGGAATCCACACCAGCTCCAGGACCGGAGCCCCCTGTAGGAGGAATTCTAACGTAAACTGATGCCATATTTTATACGCCTTTTGTATTAAACCGTGAACTTGTGAGAACGGGGGTTGTACCAGCACCTGTAGCTGTGTACACTACACGAAACCAGTTGTATCCTGCATTAGTTACATCATACATTAAATTTCCAGCAGCACTAACTGTAGTAGCAGTGTCTGCAACATCGGTCCAATTAACAACACCCGAAGCACGTTGAGCTTCCGTAGTTGCAGCAGGTTGACCTTCGTCACACGATGCTTGTAATTTAAAATTCCCAGCAGGAGTGCCAGTAAATACTAATTGCACCGCGTAATTTACTACGTTTTGCACATTTACGGGCTCGGAGTTTCTGCTCGCCGATAAATCGGTTGAACTAAAACTTATACTGTCATTTGATACTTTCATACTTTATTCCTTATTTAATTTCTTTCATACTTAATTTATGTATCTATAACTTATGGGTCGAAAAATCTCCTACCACTACCAGGAGGAAAAATTTGCAGGTGCACCCATCCTATTGTTTTTTCAGGATTTTCCACCCACAAGCAAGCCTTCTCAAGCAGCTTTACATTCTCCAATATCCATTTAGCAAATTCCCCATCTTTATCTAATATATCCACAGCTCCACCTATTAAATGTTTACTTTTAGTAGCTGTACTTTTTCCAGCTTTTATAAGTTCCTTTTGCTGGCCTTCCGACCTCAATCCACTTGTAACAATCATTGGTTTCCCGTATGCCTTACGTATAATATTTAATCTATCGCACAGCACTTTTAAATTAGAATCTATAAGATTATTAGTGGGGTAATTTCTCTTATTTAATTCTTCAATTTTAATCATAAGTTCCTACAATAGTTTAGTAACCTTTACTACAGCATAAGTTTCATCAATACCGAAATTACCCTGTCTACCTAAACCTTGAGCGCTTGTAGTTCCACATCTATGCTGTAATTCAAAAGCTTTAGCAGAACTTATACTAATAACTCCTTCAACAAACGAACGGTTTGAAGTACTGTCTATAGCACCAGCGCGTGCCGCTGCCCCAGTTAGTGCATCCGAAGAGTCTGTAATATTTCTTATTTTAGTTTGATGGTCATCTACAAGGTACGCTGGCGCACTAGCTTCAATTAAGTAAGTACCAGGTTGTAATGTAAATTGGTTTGAAGAAAGAGCAGCTATTCCATAAGGGTCTGATAAAGTATTTAAAGTTCTTGTTACAAAAGAACCTGCTGTAAAACTTCCACCTGGTGTACCAGCACTTTTAACATCTTTAATATAAGCTACTTTTGGAATAGTTAAAAACGCGGCTGGGCTCGCTTGCTTTGTCATGGTCCATATATTTGTTGTTGATGCAGCAGAAAGGGTCGCGCTAATAGACGAACTTACGGCAACAGTATCACCCACGTTTAAATATAAAAGAGCTGGAACGAATTTAGAAACAGAAGATGTTTGCTGTATCCCTGTTCTTACTGGAGACCCATTCACAAGAACCCTAGACCCCGCTGTGTCCGCTGACGTTATTGAATAAGCCCAATTAATATCGTAGTAGCCTGGCTGTTTTACGGTATAAATCCCTGTGGAGCTATTAAAAGCGCCAACACTGTCAAAGTGTGTCGTGGTCCATGATGCGATTGCGGTATCTGCGGTAATAGAGCCTCCATTTTTTTGCGCACTAAAAACTACAGGAACATTTTGCGCACTTACGGCAGGAGTAGCGTATCCAGAAGTCCAGCCTTGAATTTTGACTTTAGCATTAACTGAAAATTTAGAGCCACTATTCAAAAATGCACTACCGTTAGCTTTGGTAAGGTTGTTTGACGCCTGATAAGTAGCTCCAAGTAAGTTTGAAGATTGTGAAACAAGCACAGAACCTTGAGCTGATGAACCAGCGTTACCAACGTTCCCAACCACATCATTTAAGGTAGAAGTATAATCAGAAGATGAAAGTAATCCTGTTGGCATTGTCATGGTAAACGGAACTGCCGTTGGAGTTCCAGGAATAAAAGAACCGGAAATTTCTATGTTTGGCCCCTGCTTTCTGTAGTACATATTACTAGTAGAAACAGTACCAGCACCAACGTAAGTAGGAGTATAAGCTACCCAGTCACTATCGCTTTGAATAAACGAAGACTCAACTTGGCCCAAAAATACATTATCAAATTCTAAATCGTAGGCTAATGCATTTGTACTACCAATGTGCAATATAAGTCTATAAGACTGAGATGAAGATGCTTGAAATTGTCCAATAAATTGGCCGTCTCCAGTCAAGGTATTTGGAAAGACCGGCAGCAATACTGCATTAGTTATATCGTATATAAAGACTCTAATATCTGAAGGTGTAACTCCATCTATAGAACCATTAACAAAATTTGCACTAGATTTATAATTAAATTGAATTTTTACAGGCTTATAAGTTAAGCTTAAATCGGTAGCGATGTCTAAGCTAACACCCTCACCTTGTCTATCTGCAGCATCCTTACTTAATTTAAAAGAGGCTATACCATTTAGAACTTCTCCACCTGTAGTAGTTCTAGTTAGTGTAATATTTGGACTTCCACCTGTACCATCTACAGGACTTGAACTTGCAGCATCAGCATAAGTTACCCAATTACCAATACTAAGTTCAGCATCAGAACTATCACCTTTAATTTGGTTTAAGCTAATGCCATTATCTGAGCCTACAGGAGACCAAGCAGCACCGTCATACACATATAGACCTTCGGGCCTAACTGTGCCGTCTGCGTACTGCACCTCACCTTCAACTGGATTTACTGGGTCTGCTGACCTTGGATTGTATTTTAATGTATTTAATTTGGGGCGTAAACCTTCGTAACCCATTTAGTCTCCTTTGACTAGTTTGAAGCTAAAAAGCTCCACATTGGTATCTATAAAGTGTATATGTTATATGTAAGCTTGATATGCCCTATTGCTCTAGATAATAAACCACAACGTACCGTTGCTTAAAAACTGCTTACTACCATAATCTGAAGATTCTACGTAAGACGATTGCCCGTCTATAGTTCCACCAGAAACTGTAATATTGTTAGTGCTTGCACTGCCTGTGTCTTTTATAATAAATTGTGCCCCTAAGCTTGGCGCAGGTAATGTTACTGTAATTGGTCCACCAGAACTATCTACTAAGTAAGTAAAATTAGATGCTGCGACAAAGCTTGAACTTTGAGCACTAATTGTATTAGCACCGATTTTTGAATCAAGTTGCACTTGTATACTGCTTGTAACACCTGATACGTATGAAAGTTCTGTAGCTGTAACAGAACTTGCTACTGGTAATCCATTTACATCAGACTCCAAAGCTCTGCTAGCAGTTATAGCCGCAAGGTCAGACAATGCTCCACCTGGGCTTGCATTGTATGTTAATCTATTTGCAGTGCCAGTAGCAAGTTTTGACCTAGCTATTGCAGCAGCCGCCGCCACATCTGCGTCTACAATACTATTAGCTAAATTAAGTTTTGAGTATGCAATTGCAGCACTAGCATTTACCTCTGTATTAGTTATACCATCTGCAGCTACTTTTAGTCCCGTAGCACTTTTTGATAAAGTATTTCCATCTAGTTCTAAAATTAAATTTCCTGAAGAAAAGGCCAACCCCTCATCATCATGCTGCACAGAAATAGTAGTGCCAGTTATATCTATCCCATTTCCTGCATTTAATGTGGCAACGGAATTAAAATATACAAAAGTAATAGGGTCTACGTTTAATGTAACTGGGTCACTATTACATACGAAAATTTTCCCAGAGTTAGCAATACCGCCAGCAACTCCTACTATTGCACCCTTAATCTCATTTATTGGTGTTAAAGAATCAAAATCAGTTGAACGAGTCCATACTCCAGAATCAGAAATGTAAATACCATTTTCTTCTGGCAATGTCTGGTCTTTAACTAAAATTCTATCACCGTCAACGGAAGAAACTCCATCTATAGTTTGATTGCCAGATAGTGTTATATTTGCCGTTGTAGCCAACTGACAAGCCTCTTTAGGCTTAACACCTTCAAATAAATTATCTACATAACTTTTAGTTGTTGCAGAATCAGCTAAAGTAGGGTCAGCTAAGTCAACAATTTGCACATTCTGTACACTTAAATTTGCACCACTCCAGTCTAGCATAGGCACAAAACTTGGATTTCTCATTACTCTAAAATTATAATCTAAAGAGTCTCCATCGTCCTCATCTACTAATATACCTTGAGTTAAATTTATAAATGGTCCACTAAGATTTTTTCTAATTATATCCGAAAAAATTATATTCCACGCAGCCGAACTTTCTCCGATATTGTATGTACCAGGAGAATCGGGCAATAAATGTGCATTTATTTGTGTAGTAGTGAGATTTGATAAAGCTCTGTTAGCAGCATCAGTAACATCTAACATTAAATTCCAGTTAGTAGTTACTCCATCATCTTGCTTTATGTATATATCACCAGTACCGGACCTGATGTATAAAGAACCTCTAATTCCATCTTTAGCCACAGATGTAGGATTGTCAGTATCCCCAGTAGCAATAGTAATATTTGAATCTTTAAATTTTAATATCTTTTTTAGTATTTTTACGGCTAAACCGCTGAATACACTTGCCGGCATTTGAAACTCCTAAGTAGGCCTAAGCCCAGTTTTTAAGCCTTAGCCTAAAAAGTTAATAGATATAAGCCCTGTGCTTATTGCTGAATTCTGCATATTTCTTAAACTTATACGAGTAGACGCTGGAATATTTACTTCCATTTCTCCACCGCCCAAAGGCATTATTGCTAGTAAAACTTCACTAGCTGCTGCCCCAGTATATACTCCTATAAATTCTCCAATATCATCTATTTGTACTATTTTCCTAACTACAGCAGCAGTCGATGCAACTACCTGTAAAGGAAGAGATGCTGAAGCTGGGATATTTGTACTAGATGTATCCAAAAGTAGAACATCTAATTGGTCTACTACAGTTAAGTTTAAGGAACTTTCAAGTGCTGCAATATTTGAGTCTATACTTACTAATAATGCAGACTGCGCATCTTGCTTCGCCTCTGTAGCAAAATCAGTAGCATTAAGTGTATCAAGTTTTGTATTAGTACTAACAGCTTCTACTATTTGCACATCTTGCTTAGATTCACGAGCAACATCAGTAGGAACACCTGAAGCATCTAGAACTGTAACAGGCAACGGAATACTATTAGCAGGTGTAACTGTATCTTGTGTAACTACCTCAGTATTTCCATCTAAAATAAATTGTACTGGGCCACTAGTACTGGGATTAACCGGCCAACTGAAATTAGAAATGGTACACCTCACTGTAAGTATTTGATTTATTAATGTTTTCTATTGCTGGTAAATATTGTAAATTTTCTATTACATGCAAACCAGAAACATTTTTACCCCTTAAAGGAATAATATGGTCTACATGATATCCATAAGGACAATTTCTATAAAATTCTTTTATTTGCTCTATATTTGCCCATTTAGGTGTTCTTAATTTTATCATAGCAATATATTTTTTTTGGTTTTCATTGTGTTTTTCGGGATTTCTTTTAGCCCAAGCTCTCATTATTTCTCTTCTTCTTTGTCTATTAGCCTTAGCCCAATCAGAAGCTCTTTTTTTTACTTTTTCTTTATTAGATTCATAATAAGCTTTATGCCTATCTTGAACTTTCTTTTTCAATAAAGGATTATTTTTTACTAATTGGGTATTGTAGCAAGAAAGGCACATTCTTTTCTTATACCGCTCTTTATCCTTTTTGCCACATTTAATGCAGCATTCTACATGAATTTTACGCATATTAAGCGCCTACAGTCTTCATTGTAAGCACAGCATTCATAGTTCCAGTGCCGCTCGTAGATTCATATCTAAGGCGCAGGTCTGAAAACGGTACTAAGTTTATATTTATAATGTGATTACCAGAATTGCCTGTAATAAGAATGGGAACACCAAAGTCCAATTCTGTCCAAGTGCCTGGATTTATATTTTTTTCGTAATCATTAGAAACTTCAATAAAAACTTCACCGGAAGGGGCAGCGCCATTCCAAATTAGTTGTATTCCTATATTGTCTGAATTTTCTACGTTTGTGATTTCTGTAGTGAGATTTGCAGATATATCTAAGTCTTGCAAATTTGAGACATTGTCTCTCATGTAATGAGTATGCGTAAGTTTGCGTGCCATAATTCCCCTTGTAGGTTAAACAGCTTATAGCTGTAAAGTGTACAAAAGAGAATATGTTATGATTTAAGGATTTAGGGACCAAAAGTCCCAAGTAGGTTTTATGCGTTTTTAAATGCTATATATGCTTCTTGGGCCCTACAACCTATTAAGCACAAAACAGTAGCAAAAATAAATTGCTAACCAAAAAAACAAAACTTCCATATTGCTCCTAACTTTCTCGCGTAATAGTTGCTTGTACTGGCGTTTCTGCCCTGTCGGCCATATCTATCTTTGATACCCCAGTCTGAGTGCTATTTACTGCTGGAGCAGACGGAGATGCCGCTTCCTGTTCTTGCGGAGCAAAATTTGCTTGCAAGGCCAATACATTTTCCGATATTAATGAAACATCAGTATCTATATTTAGCAGTATTCCTAATTGTATTTTTTTACCGTAATCCATAGTTTCTTCATCTGCCACTGCCTGCGAAACTTCTTGTTGAATTCTTGCATACAAATCAGGGTAAACTTGTTGCAGTACCTCTACATGTTCCCTTGTCAAATTCCCAGACTCCAACTCATCGAGAGCACTAAGTGGATTATCTAGTATTTGCACATATCTTTCGAACTTTGAAAGCTCCATACTACTAGGAGTGTATTCTCTAGCCATGAATTTAGGGCCCGTCAATGGATTTTGATTCTTAGGTAATTTTGACCGTAAAAATTGTAAAGTTTTCTGACTGCCAATAAGCATTGCATCTGCAGTTTGTGGTGCAGCTTTAGAAATATTATACAAGCTCCTAGACACATTTTTTTCAAATGCTTCAGGATTCATTACCAATTCAGTTACTTTTTCAGAAATATTTTTATAAGCCTGCTGCTTTGATTCTGGAGCTTTATTATCTTTATAAGCTAAAGGGCTGGACATTAGTGCCTTAACTCCTAAAGGATTTATAGTTTTTTTAGTAGCAGTTAAAAAGTTTTTAGCAGAAGTACTTAATTTAGACTCCACTGCATTATTTGATTTTTGTATAGCATTTAGAACTACTACTCTTCTTTTTAAATCGGATTCTATTAACTTTTTAGCAGCAGGAATAAGAAGAGCGCCAGGCCCAAAACCAGCCCCTAGTATACCCCCCAAAACATAATCTTTAAAACTAAGTATATCTTTATCTTTTAATGATTTTTTTTCTAATCCCTTTTCAAATATAGTGGACATACTGTATGTTTTATTTGCAATTTTTAACTTGTCACCTAATACGGGGTTTATTGCAGTGATTGCATCATTTATCTCATCACGAAGTAATGTCCTAGCACGACCTGCTGCCTCAGCACCCTTAGATGGGTCTAAAGACTTAAAATAGGACTTAGCAAGCTCATCCATTTTTTGCCTAATACCACGCAAATCCTTTGCAGTAATGGTACCTTCTTTATTTGCCATAGATTTTAAATCGTCTACTATACGCCTTACCGGAGCAATTTGAGACTTAAAGCTCTTTAGCCCTTCATAGGGCTTTATCAATTCATCTTCAAGTTTTGAAAAAGTATTAGTAAGAGTGCTTTTTGGCAAAGCAACGCCCTCTACTGCATCATATACAGAATCCATATCTTTTACAGCAGCTTTTTTAGCTGCTAAATTTTTGGATATTATGGAAGCTTCATTATCTAGAGGCTTCATGCCTATTGTCACTCTAAAGTGGTTTAATGCATCTTGTTCAAAGTTTTTATTTTTAGAAAGTTGCTTAGCCCATTGAGAATCTGTCATACCAGACAAAGCCTTTAAATTTTTAACTGGGTCAGCGTATTTTTCTAAAGTATTAGATAATAATTTTCGTGAACCCTCTCCGATTTTGGATGTTGCAGCTCCTGCCAATGGAATAGCACTACCAAGAGTTCCCCCAAGCAGTGCCCCAGACCCTGTGTATGCTAGTAAATTTTCTTTATTAAAATCAGCAGTACCAAGTGCATCTTCTCTAATCAATTCTCCGGCACCATATGCAGCACCTTCAGCAGCAGTTCCTGCACCCTTAGCCACGCTCTTAGCAATTAATTCTTTTGTAAGTTTTTTATTAGTAGATTCTTTTATAATTTTTTTAAGTATTGCATCAGAAATTTTTGCACTGGCACGCTCAGCCGCTATTACCGCTTTACCGGCAGTTGCAACACCTTTGGCAACGGCAGAAGTTCCACCAGAAGCAATGAGCGGAACTCCAATTCCAGTAACAGTGCCGAACACATTTGCTCCTGGATTAAATTCTGCTCTTTTAGCTATATCTTCTGCCGGTACACCTAATACTTTGGTTTGAAATTGTGAACTAAGACCAAAAGTTGCAGCATCTGCCGCACTTTCAGCAGCAGTACGAAAAGGACTATCACCGTATTTTTCATAGTCCTTAATATCGTTTGCTATACCTTGTTCTGATATAGCACTTGGTATTTCTGCGGCCAATGCAGCATCAAGTTCTGCATCAGACATTTGGGAAATATCGTCTTTAGCTTCTGTAGGGCCTAAAATTTCATCAGACATGTTATTGTCCTTTATTTTTTCTTCTAATAGATTCTAGCACATCTCTTGGAATGTTTGGATTTTTAGCGTGAAGCAAATCTACTTCTTTTTGTATACGTTCTTCTTTTGAATAAGGTAAATCTACACCAGCATTAAAGTATTGGTTCCGAACACGCCCTTCAATTGTGCCTATCATCTTAGATAATTTTGCACGCTCAACGGATGGTAATGTAAATATAGCATTAGGGTCGCCAATTGTACCAACAATGAATTGACGCTCAGCTTCGGTCATAGGACCTGGACCAGTAATAGGAACACGTAAAGCTCCAACTAATGCCGCAATTTGTGTAGAAACTCCAGCACGGTCTTGCAACGATAATTTTGAAAAATTGGGGTCGTTAATTGCGGCCCTTAAGTTCATTACTTCTGGCACTACTGTACCTGTTTCACTCATATAAGAACGAAGTTTTGCAGCAGCATCTTTCTCACCTATGGTTTTAGCAAAACGTCCATCAGGTAATCTTACATACGCATTCTGAGCTTTAGGCTCAAGTTTAAAAAAGTCTTGAGCCTCTAAAAATTTAGAATTATCGGTATTAGCAAATTGTAAAGCAGCATTATTTTCCAAATCTAGTTTTTGAATCTCAGCTTTTAATTTATCAATTTTATACTTAGACTCCTTATTATTAGTAGCTTCTTTAGCTTTATCTAGTTCTAATTTTGCCTCATCTAACAATTGCTTTCTTAATTCCTTTTTTTGCTCGTTATTGTATTTTTTTTCTTCTACAATCTTGTCTTCAATGCGCTGCACAGCTTGTAGACCTGTATTTTCTCCACCAGCTAAACCTTGACCAATAGAGCCAAGCATAATAGCAAAAGCACGTCTCCAAGGAGCAATATCCTTAGTCTTAGATTCTTCTACATCTGCAGCAACTTTCGCTGCTTCCTGCTCTTGTTTAAGTTTTGCAGCCTCCGCAGCTTCTTGCTCTTTTTTAGCAGCAAGCATTTGCTCATTTTGCAACGCTTTTTGTTGCGCTACTACTGCGCGTGCAGGTGCTGCAGCCGCTTGCACTTCAGCAACTGTGGGCTCATTAGCTTGAACCATATCCATGTCAGTAGCCGGAGCACTTTGTTGCGGTATTCCGTAAGCCTCTGGATTTGGTTCTGCAATTTTAGCAAATCCATATTTTTCAGCACGTTCATTATAAGTCTGTGCTTTTTTTAAATCTGTTTCGTATTTTTTAAATACTTTGTCTCTCTCTTCCAGTGCGCTCTTCTCTTTTTTTACTTCCATGTCTTCAAGGCGCTTAGATAAACTATCAGCTTCATCAAGATTTCCTGACATAGCTGCTTCCTGAGCTTTAGCCTTTAATCCTTCGGGAGTAAATACATCAAGCCATGGAGTTTTGCTCATGTCTGGCACTAGGTTAGGAGCAGCTTCTGGTACTGTTTCCTGCACCATTTCTGGACCTGGTAACCCTGCTTGTTCTGGCTGCATAACAGACATATTTTGTTCTTGAACTGCAGGCGCAATTTTTTGCTGAATACTACTATACAAATCATCAGGTATAGCATTATTTTCCCTTAACATATCTAGTTCATCAGGTTTTAAAAAAGAAAAAGAATTGCTACTGTTATCAGCACTGCTAGAATTATTATTTTCGTCAGCCATATTACCGTTTCCTATTAAAGTTAAAGGGAAGCATATTATCTGCTTCCTATGGTCGTGCCTTTAGGTATTTTTTTAAGCACATTACCTTTTTCATCTACTATTATTATATTACCATCTTTTTCCTGTTTTACAATGGTTTTACCGAAATTCTTCTGTTTTACTGTACTATTAGCAGGAACAGTTACTTTTCCAAGGTTTTTTGGATTTTCTGGAACTTGAACTGTAACTTTCCCTAAACCCTTAGTTTGCCCAATATCGTTCGCCACACCTACAGGCCCATATCCCATATCAGGACGTATCTCGGCTATAGCTCCTCCAGTTGCGTTCCTAGAGTCTATAGCACCGCTGCCCGTAGCTTTAAGTTTTGCTATTATAGGCTTAAGAGCTGGATTTTTTTCAGCAAGCTTTTCAAATTTTGCAGGATTTTTTTGGTATACTTTTCTTAATTTATCAGTAGCATCTGACAGTGCCGAAAACGCTGCTTTAGCCGGCGCAGTGTGTGACAACGCAGAAACCGCTGATTTAACAGGGGCAGTATGTGCAAGCATACCCAAACCCTTAGCTACTTTTCCTACAGGTATTAAATTTGTAGGGTCTGCAAAAACTTCAAGTCCCGCAACTCCGAGAGCTTTTGCTGCGTTCAAACCTGCAGAATCTTGTAATCCTGTTAGTGCTGCTGCCTTTTCTACTATTGCTTGGGCACTAGCTTCAGAATTATTAGCATCCCCCTTTACTCCTAGCATTTCAGCCATTTTTTTCATAGTGTATCGTTGAGGAGCGGCTAGTGCATTACTGATTTTACCAAATGTACTTTGTTTAGGGGCATTTGCTGAAAGTATTAAGTCACTGTCTTTAAAACGTGGGTCGAATGCAGCGTTAGTGCTACGAATTTCATTAGGCTTAGAAACTTGAATACTTGGGTAATAATTTTCCGACCTCATATCAATTCTTTTTCCTTCTTTATTTAAAATATCGCTTACATTTACTCCTTGTTTTTTTGCTGCTTTTTCTAACAAGTGTAAACCTTCTTCGGAACTTCTTAAAGCTCCTTCTCTATCTAATTTTATTCCTTGATTTTTTAATATATTACGAGCTTCTTCAATGTCGCTTATTTCAAATTTATCTTTTTTTGTAATTTTTAAAGGATATATAGAACCTTCATCAAAATTGGCATATTGATTTGCTCTTTGAATTTCTTCAGTAGTATAAACTCCCTTTCCATATTTAGCTACATCTCCTTGCTTAGTTCCAGATTCTCTAAACTTATCTATGGGCTTATTGTAAGTTGTACCATGATACACAACTCTATCATCAAACCCCATATTCTTGGCTCTTGTAGCTTGGTCACCATGTACAGTATCCAATGCCTTTAAATAGTCAGCGCGCTCAGCACCTTTTAATGCTACGGCCTTTTCAGCAGTATCCACCTTATCTAAAAGTTTCTTACTTGCTTCTAATGCATCTTCTATTAATTTCAACTTTGGCATATTAAGACTTCTTTTTCTTTTCTATGCCCTTAAGCCTTTTATTCAAATCAGCTTGAGCCGCAAGCACAGCAGAAATCGCAGCATTCATATCTACCATTTTACCTTCAGGCGTATCTTTAACTATTGTTTGCCCAACTTCAGATTTTTCTAAATCTTGAGCCATGATTCCAAATTTTTTCCCAGGAGTAGAGTTTGCAGTTCCTTCTTTGTACTTATACGACGATGCTTCTAATGCAGATAAAAATTTCTCAAGTTTTGCACTTTCTGGTTTAATATCTTTTTTAAGTTTCTCATCGGAGGCAGCAAATAAAGCCCCAGCTCCTTTAAGCACTGAACCGAACATCTGACTTTGTGCAGCTTTATTAGCCGAACGCTCTTCTGCAGCAATTTTTGACATTTGTGCATCAATTCCAGCTTTTGTTCTTTCATAATCTTGCATACTAGTTTTTGGAGCAACGGAGTATCCATAAGATGTATCAATTCCACCTTGGGCGGCCAAATCTGCGGCTTGCTTTTCTTGAAATAATTGCTGTCTTGCCTGAGTAGCTTCCTGTAACCTAGCTTGTCCAGCATCTTGAGCAGTTTGCCTATTTCCCAATGTAGAAGCAACTGCCAAATTTCGACCAGCTACTCCACCACTTACATTCCTAGCCGCCGCTTGTTGCGCCATTAACTGCGCTAAATTTCTATCTTGTGCCGCTTTCATTTGTGCATCAGCTAAACTAGGGCCCTTACCTTGAGCAATTTGCCCCAGTTGTGCTACAGAACCTGTACGTGCCTGGTTCACCGCTTGTTGCTGCGCCAATGCGCTCTTAAGTTGTTCTGCAGTTTGCCCGTACGCAACAGAAGCTTCTGGCGCAATATTGAACGGGTCTTTATTTAGCATTACACCGCCTTGCCCTGCTTCAGAGCCAAGCCCTAAAATAGAATCCCCAGCTTCCCCCGCTTTAGAACCGACAAAAGCTCCACCCAAACCTGCCCCAGTAAGTCCTCCAGTAATAGTTAAAGCAGACTTCAACGGATTCTTGGGGGCTTCTTTTACAAACTTTCCAACACTACTTACAGCACTGCTAACAGCTTTTTTTGCGCTTGACATTATATCTCCTTAGTAAGAAATACCAAATCGCTTTGGCTTGAATGTAGTTTAAAATTATAAGACATTAGTATTTCCATTCTTCTGTGTGAGTTTGCTAACGAAGGTACAATAGACCCCAACAGCTTTACACAATTATTTTGTTTTGCAATTAGTGTAACAGCATCAGCTAATTCCACTACTTTTCCTGTTCTTCTTTTTTCAGGTATTACATACAGTTCTTCTATGTAGCACCACTTTTGACCTTCTTGTTCTATAAACTGGTAAGTTATAAAACCCTCGGAATCCTCTATTATCTCAAAGCTTTTTATTTCTTTAATATACTGTGCATATAAACTCATGTAACCTCGCTATTGTACAATAAAGTCAATATGTTATATGATAAGTACTGTTACTCTGAGCCAAACTTATTGTCTTCAGCCATAGCAAAGCCTCCAGCCTTAGCACCTACACGTAAGGTTATGCCAGACAAACTTAACCCTTCCCCAACTTCATCCTGCGCGTCCTCAATTTGAATCTTTATACTCTGACTTTTTTGTTGCTCGAAATCTATACGCATTTGGTATAAAGATTTTGCACGGTCTCCTCCATAAGGTACGGTAGACGGTGCTCCATATGGACTATATCCCCCGTAAGGCGTATTATCTATAAAATCAAGCACATTAACTGTAACTTGCTCTTGGAATGCTTCTATAAAGTTGTGAGCAATTTTCACTATAAGCTTGTGTTCTGATTTGTAATTTCCAAGAATAAATGCATTATATACGCGCTGAAAACCTTGCAAATTATTAAAACTTAACCAGCCAGTTTGTACGCGCATTTTGATAGGAGAAGACGCATCGGAAAACAGTGTCCTATTTTCTTTATAAATATCCCCATCTTCTCTTAGATAGTAATAATCATTTTCAATAACTACAGAGCTTCGCGCTCCATGATTTGTAAATGTGGCCCAGCGGTTAAGGTTGTAGTTATATACCAGTGCTATTTCTTCTGAAGTTGTAAAACGTATTTGATTTAATTCACCAACTACTTCGGCACTTGTAATAGTACTGCTATTGTAAGCTTCTATCTTGTCCCCTATGTACATAGGAGCAGAGCCTATAGCTAAGTTATATATTCCCTTGCGAGATTTAAACATAAGGCCCCCAGGTGTAAGAACTACGGAATCTACATCCGTACACCCAATATCTGAAGCCACTAATTCAATAGACGTAAAATCATCTTGCTGTAATGTATTGTTTGGGCCCGTACCATTTAAATAATGGCAAGCATCACTTTGAAAAGCAACAAATGCTGCTTGTGCTTCCGCAATAGCTGTAATTTTACCTCCTACAGGAGCAAAATATTTTTGTATTAAATCTGTAGGTTCTACAGGCCTCCCTTCAGAAACTAATTTACTAAAAAGAACTGTATTCTCTTCTTCTCCAACAATTGCTAGTCTATCCCCGTATACTGCAATTAGCGAGCACGCAGGGAAAGAAATATTTTCAATAACATTGCCAGTAGTATACAGCAATTCCCTAGTTATAAGTTCTGTATCTGATAGTGTATCAGGAATATCTATATAATCTACGGTTTTATTATTAAATATGGGATTTAAATCAGTTGTTACTTTATAAAAGGTAGTGCCGTCAGCTTCTGTTCGGTAAAGCTCTAGCACAACATCTTCTTTTTCAGTAAGTCGGAGCGTAGGCACTCGTATCATTGCACCTTGTGTATCAGTGCCAGAATTGAAATTTACTTCTAGTGCCTTTAGTGTTGGGGCAGAAAAATGGTCTTTACCAGTGTTGTCTGTCCATTTGTATAATGCAACATAAGCCCGATTCCCATCGTTTATTGCACCATTAGCAATTACAACATTACTTAAATTATTATTAGAAATAGTAATTTCTGGAAATCCTATGTCTGGGTCTAAAAATGTAATAGTAAAGCCTGCGGAAAAATTTCCACTAACAGTAGCATCTACTACTGCCGTAAGCGCTAACAACGCTGCTTGTACGTCCGCAGCACTCATGCTGTAATTTATTGCTGTAGTAGTTTCAGCACCAATTGTAATAGTAAAGCTTCCAGAAGTAGGTACAGAATCAAAGTTTAAAGTTTGCACCTGAGATACCTCAGCTACTCCTTCAGTCACTACAGAAGGCGTAACAACTATTGCTTCACCAACTGCACCTGTTAAAGAGGACGTAACTGTAGCTTGCCCAGATAACACTGGATTATCGTATTGTACAGTTAGGCCTGCGGAATAATCCCCAGTAACTGTAACAGTAGTTAAAGATGCAAGTGCTTCTAACGCTGCCTTAATCGCTGCATTATTTGCATTGTAAGCAATAGCAGCAGTAGTTTGGGCATTTACAGTAATTGTATATGTACCTGCCGTAGGTACTTCGGAAAAAGTTATAGTTTGCAATTCCTTTACTTCTGCTATACCTTCAGTAGTAACAGATGGATAAACTGTAACAGCATTACCCCCAGTAGTGAGATTGTGCGTTACTGTAATTTGGTCTATGTCTTCTATAGGGTCATCAAAAGTTATAACTATACCAGCAGTATAATTTCCAGTAACTGTAACAGTGGTTATTGCAATTAGTGCTTCTAATTCTGTTTTTATTGTAGCATTACTAGCATTAAAAGCTAAAGAAGCTGTAGTTTCAGCACCAATAGTTAGAGTGTAATTTCCAGCATCAGGAACAGTGCTAAAATCTAAACGCTGCACATCTTTAACCCCAACTACGCCTTCTACTGTAGTAGCAGTAGTAACACTTACAGCATTAGTTCTTAAAGTATTAGTTACAATACTTATTAGTGGTATATTTTCAATAGGAGCATTAAATGTAATATCGTAGCCTGCTGCCAATGTTCCAGTAACTGTAACTGTAGTAACATTTGGCAACGCTTCTAATGCACTTTTAATTGTAGCAGTGGTAGCAGCATAAGAAATTAAGCTAGTAGTATTTGCACCAATTTGAAGTGCATAAGTACCTGATGTTGGCACTTTATTAAAAAGTAATTTTTGAACCTCAGAAACTCCAGCTTGCCCCTCTACCGTAATTTCCACTGCCGCATCTATTGGACTAACTTGAGAAATAGCTTCAGGAAATACGTGAAAACCGTGCTCCGATACACTCTTACCATCGTACATTTTAAGCACGCCTGAGCATATGTGCAAATTATCTGCTAAAAATTTATTTTGAAATTTATTTATTGGGTCAAAGTTTAGTGTTACGCTATTTACGCCGTTTAAGGAATAAAACGCATTATCATTTGAAAAAAGTCTACCACGAGTTTGCGTAGGAATAAGTATTGAAGTACCATTTATAGAAAAAACCCGATTTAGCACTCCAGACTCAATTAAACCTATAGAATTCTGGTTATTAAATTTAGTAACAAAGTATGCATTTTCGTCTATGACAAAATTTGTAGGTTGCAATTCAGAATCATGCACCACTGACACAAATACTACATCATTGTGCATAAATGCTTTCGAAGCTAGGCCCACTGACCGTAAAAAGTTTGCCTCAACATTTGTAATAGCACCTGCAAGTGAAAGTCTGGCACGTTTTATAAAATAATTACTACTTTGAGCAGCAGACACTTCCCAAAATACGGTATAAGTTGCGCTTTCATTTTGTGCTAATGTAATATTAGTTATATTTGTAGTTTCTGTAGAAATAGTAGTAGGACTTAATAGTGCTGCTGCTAAATTTGAAGGGTATATAGCATACTTTGCAGTAGTGCCGCTTGACCATGCAAATATAACTCTAAATTGTGCATCTGTAGAAATAGTAAGTGCGTGAGACGCTGGCTCGCCTGGGAAAGATATTGTGCTAGAAACTGCATCAGAAGAATTTACACGAAATAGCCCTACTTCATCCGTAGTAGAATTATATACACAAAAAATATTATTTTGAATTGCAATACAATCGTGCAAATTTTCATCTGCATTTATATCATTTTTAGCAACGGTAGCAGAGCTTAGTACTCCAGGACTTGCTGTAACAAATTTTTTAAACTTTAAATCAGTACCGTCTGCGTAAAAAATATATACAGTATTTTGTATATTACATACTACTGGGCGAGCACCGGAAGAAGAAAGTAGAGCATCGGAAACTAGGAAACTTTTATTAGCGTTGTCTAATACAGAGTATCTAAGGCCCCCACGACTATCTTCCCAAGCGTATATTTCAAAATTTTCTACTACGTATCCACTGCTATTTTCTTGATTGCTAGAATTTCTCAATATTACTTTGGAATTAAGATTTGAAGGATAAATTACACCTCTATTAACCCATTTCATGGTGCTTTCTGAAAGCGCTTCTAAATATCCACTACCTAGGGCTAATAATTCCTTTTTATACTTAGACAATTTTAGTACATTTTCTAATTCAGAATTATCAAGGGTTTGCAATGATACTAAATCATAGCCATTGCGTTTTTTGAGCAATTTCAGTGTTTCGTACACTACATTTTCTGCAACTGTTAAATATCCTATATCTTCTTGTTTAGGGTCAACTTTAGTGTTTAACCCCAAATCAATTGGTAAAGGAATTATAGTTTTTTGCAAAGCCATGAAATATGCCTCAATCTTAGAATATATACCAAGCGGCTACGCCGTCACTGATTACCCATGTAGCGTTATTAGGAGAATTTAAAATTTGTGAAGTTTCTGCATCTACAGTATCAGAACCTTGAGTAGTAAGTGTAATTGGATTAACATCCGATAATCCATTTTTGTCTTTTATAATATATACTCGGCCTTGAGAAACTGAAGATGCTAGTGGCAATGTAATTTGTCTAGCAGCAGTAGTATCTGTTGTAATAAAAACAAAGCTATCAGCAGGTGCAATAGTTAAATCCGAGTTTATGGAAGTCATTTCGAAGCTTTGAACAGAGGCCGGAGTACTGACAATGCTTCCACCCGTAGTTAGTTGCACCACTACTCCAGCATTATTTGTAAAGTATAAATCTCCATCTTTTACATACACTGAATTAGAGTTAGTAACCCCTGTTAGTGTTGCACTTAGATTTGTAAGTTGCGCTGCACCTAAATTCGTAAGCTTAAAATTTGCAAAACTTAAATTTGCATTAATATCAATACCTGCAGGCTTAATTTTTACACCTTTACCAGAACTATGGTCGTGCAAATCTACAGTTTCAAATGCTGCATTAATTTCTGAGGCCCATTCAGGCCCCAAAGTACTTAGAACCTCAGGTAAATTTAAATTCATAAAAGTAGTAGCCATTAAAATACCCAAATATCAAATACAGAGGTAACAGAACACCTAAGATTGATGGTTAAATTTTTTCTATTATTAGAGCTGCTAGACTCCCATACATTGGAATTTGCTGTAGGTCTTACAACCATAAATCCTACGTATTCTCTATTTAGTCCGTGAGATACTGCATTATCTTGACCAGATAATAAATTTATATTTTTAAGCAATACACCGTTTGTAATAGGGCAAGAAATTATACTTTGTAGCACTTCTTCCACATTATTTTGAAACTTAGATACTTCAGGGTCTTTAAAACTAATTTTTTTTATTGATTTATTCATATTCGTCGCCCCACCAGCCGTTAGCATAAATATCGGTTACGGAATTAGGTTGAGCAGCATCTCTATTCATAGTCTTATTTTGAATTCTATTTATAATAAAAGACTTTTGAGCAGCGAGCACAGAAACATCGTCTTCTTGCTTTTGCATCATTTTTATAGCGGCATCAATAATAATATATTCAGAATATGCGTTTAAATCATTTAAAGTATCAGTTAAGTTTACCAATTTAGGAGTTAGCGGTACATACCATAACGTAACATTTGCATCACTATTTGGTAATGGGGAAAAAGTTATGTTTGACCCCACAAGCCTGTACCGAACATTTGTATTTCGGTAAAACTGCCAAGGACCAAATTCAGAATATCTATTTCTTTCAGCAAAATTAAAACGTGGAACATTAACTACAGTTTGCCCGTCTATTTGCAAATCTACGCCCTTAAGCTCATAAAAATCTGCTGGTAAAGCATAAGACGCTTGGCCAGCAATTACGGCTAACGGCTCCGATTTTACAAAATAATCAGAACCATACGCATCAGTAATTAAATCGTACAGCTCGGCAGCAGAGTTATTGATATAGCCTATAAGCTCTAAGTCTTTTACAAACTTAGACCTTTCCATATCAGCTCTGTGTCGAGCCTGTGTCATAATTTCTTCTAGAGATATAGCCACGAAAGCTCCAGTCTTAGACTTCGGACTCTTCGTCCAAATCTTGCTTATTTAGTACCATTTCCACAAAAGAAAGCATTGCATCTTTTAATGCACGTTTATCCTTTGTTTCCAAAGCTTCCATAATCTCATCTACGGCAATATCATACTCATCAGCTTCGGCGATTTGCGCTTCATCTTGCATGGGCGCTTTTCCTTCAGCTACTTTTTCAAGTCCCTCTTCTTTAGAAGGTTTTTTTTGCACTTTAGAAATAATTAGAGAAGCCATTTTTGACTTTTTGTCGTCTGACATAAACATAGGCACTCCCTTTTTATCTAGCGCTTGAATCTTTCAAAATTAAAGTTAAATGAACTACGCACGCAGCGGTTGCATCTGTAGCAACACCAGCTTCAGCAGTTTCTAAAATTATTGTCTTAGCAGAACTTACATCCGTTGCTTGTACTCGGGGTACTAAATCTTCTGTACCTTGGTACGTTAATTGGCACGAACGTAGTTTTACATATTTATCTTGTAGTGTAATTGTATATTCTCCAGTATCACTTTTTGTTACTGAAGCAACTAGTGGAATATCAAATGAAGTAACTGCAGCAGCAGCACTTAAATTGATTTGACCAGCAATTAATACTTGTCTAGCATCTTGTGTTAAAACGAACTGTTTAAATCTTCTGTTTGCCATAATTGGAACATTCCTTATATTGCACCCTTAATTGGGCACTCTGGTTAAACTCCCAGCGAGGTTATTTTTTTAAAACAAAATGAGTATAAATTCTTTCTACCCATTCTTTAAATTCTTTAGTACTTAATTGAGCTTTTGCTAAGTTACAAGTTTTACAACATGTTACTATGTTTTTTAACTCATAGCCTTTTTTACTATCAATTCTATCTAAACCATTCCAAGTAATCCATCCCATGTCTTGCTTTTTTTGAGATAATCCACAATTCCTTAAAGGATTGCTTACTGTGTTTGGTTCTATTCCGCAGTAAAAACAATTTTTCTTAGATAACTCTATAAAATCAAGTAAACTAATATTTATTTTTAGATTACTTTTTTTGGCTCTTATTACGTAATGTCTAAAAACTCTTTTATAGGAAAATAATTGAGGGTCTTGCCCATATCTTACTTGTCCCTTTTGATTTTTAGCTGTAGATTTATAGCCACATTGTCTACATCTTTTTGAAAGGTTGTTGGTTAAGTTTTCTTTTACAACTCTATGGTTAGAAGTGTTACATTCTGTACAAGTACATGAATAGTATCGCTTACCTAACTCACATCCTAAATAAAAGTCAATTAACCAACTTCCTACTTTTTTTCCGATTAAAGAATCATTTGATGAATCCATAATTTCCCCCCTGTTTATACAGTATAATGTAAATTATACACAGTGTCAAGTACTATACAGAACTCATCAAAATAATTCTCAAAAACCGCCTAAGATAGCGTAATCCTTGCATTAAAGCCAGGGGCACGACAACCTAATTGGGCATAATAGCCGATACGGGCCTCAACTCCATCAGCATTACTTAAGCGCAACATTTCTAATCCATCAGAATTAATAAAATGTGGAGCTTTGCGTAAAGAGTAAAGTTTCCAAGTGTCCATTTGAAGTAGGTATGCTACATCATTAGGGCAGTTTTGGTCAGCATAAACTTTAACAGAAACTTTAGGTCCGTGAACCATTACACCTTTGAAGGAAACTTTCGCTTCTCCAGAAGTTACGATTTCGTCAATGTATTGAACTTTAGCACCTAAAGAAAGTACTAGTTCATTCCATCTTTGGTAGTTTAAGAAGCAATGTGTTGGTTTTCCACCTTCACGAGCAACTCTGTTAATTCCACCGATAATTGCTTCTTCAATTGGCATTGCAGAACCGTTAAAACGAACACCAGCTAAGCGTGTTCCATCAGAAGTTCTATCTACGCCGAAAAATGGAGTAGCACTAGGAGTAGTTGCAGGTAACCATGCAGATAAACCTTTAATTTTAGAATCGTAATCACCTTGTTGGAAAATATAATCGTTAGCAGCAATACCAGCTCCACCAGCAATTGCAGTTAATGCATCTACTGTAAGGATTCCTGTATCTCTATCTAAACCAACTACAGAAACTGTACCAGATTTAACAGCTCCACCGCCGTCAGCAGTAGAAAATTGTAATTCTTGTCCAACTTCGAAGTTTGTTACATCTTCAGGTTGTAATAATTGAATAGAAGTACCTGTAGCAGCAGTTTGGTTTTGTCCAATAGAACCAGAACCGTTTCTGTACATAGAAATTGCTAAAGAACGAGTAATAGAATTTACTGCTCCATCAATTTCAGTAGAAACTGCATCTAAGAAAGCGCCTGGCTTACTTTTTGAAGCTTCTAAAGTTTCGTTATCAATAGAAGCAAAAGAATAATCTTTGTTTCTAACGAGTACGAAATCTTCTACTCTTGAGCTAGAAGTATTTGCTTGTGCAATTGCAAAGTTAGCACTTCTGCGTTGTGGGTTACCATATATAATTGGAATAGGAAGGTTTTTACCTTCGAAATTCGTCATTTTAGGCATTAAAGCTAATAGTGGATTATCACTATAAACCATATTGAAAATCTTTTCATCTGTATACAACGATTTTAACGCTGCATCAAAACTTGACATATCTAACATTGAATTCTCCTTAAAGAATAAATAAAGTTTGTAAATAGGTGCATAATTGCCCTATATACGTTATTAAATTGATAAATGTGGAATAACTCTATTTTTCCAAGTACTTCAAAAGCTTTGCGGCTTCTGCAACTTGTTCTTCTCTAGTCGCTGCTGGTCTGCGTCCACCTGCACTTTGTCCCGATTGCGAAAGGGAGTTTGTCAAAGTAGGGGTCGCTGGTTTCTTAGATACGTCGCTTGATTTGGGAGCACTGTTTGTCTCCATTAATTTTTTAATTTTATTTAAATTTAAATGTTTCTTTGCAGATTCTAGCAATATTCCTTCTATTTTATCTGCTGCTTCTCTTATATCTAACACTTCTTCTGTTTCATTATAGTGATTTTGTATCACTTCCCAAACAGCTTCATAGTGCTCGTTAGTCTTAATAAGTTCGTACTCATCTCCGGCCCCATCAATAAAATCCACAATAGTTTTTTTAGCCGTTTCTACTTGAGACTGTACAGAAGCTTCTTTTTCTTTTTCTTCTTTTTCACGTAATTGCTTTTTAATGTCCTCAACTTCTTTGCTGTACTTAGATTCAATTTCTTCCTTAAGTTCATCTCGCAAAAGTTGCAATTGCTTATCTTGTGGCAATTTTCCATCGTCTAACATCATTCTAGTGATAGTTTCGTAGTTGTAACCCAGTTCTTCCATAGTCTTTATTGGGTCTTTTTTAAACTTACGCTCAAAGGATTCTTGCTGCGCCTCAGTTTTTGGAGCGGCTTCTGTAGGGGCTTGTGCCCTTGCCTCAAGCTCCTTAAGTCTACGTTCTAAGTCTCTTTCGCGTTGTTTTAACGCTTTTTCTTTTTTTGTCAGAGCAGCAAACTTGCTTGAAAGCTTATTATCCAGTGCTTTTTCTTCCGTTTTAGGCACTTCTTCAGTTTTAGGAGCTTCAGCAGCTTCCAATACTTCTTCTTGCCCGTCTACGTTTACTTCATCATTATTTTCTTCTAGCACTTCTGTTATAATTGTTTCATCTGACATATATTCTCCATTACTTATTTGCACTGCGTGCGCATAGTTAAGCCTATGCATTCTATATAGTTTATTTGTTATGCTACAAGGTATAGGGCACTAATACCCCTACACTATAGGCATAGTTACATCTGTAGGAATTTGAGAATCCATAGCTATAGCTTCTGCATCTACCATGGCATTTCCTAAAGGTGCTACGGGAGCTGCAGGCGCTACAGGAACTTCTGCATTAGCCAATTTCTCTGCTTCTGCTTGTTCCTGTTTTTGCATTTCTATCATTTCATTTTCTTTAGCTAAATCCTGCTCAGCTTTAAGTTGGGCCTGCAATTGCTTAGCTTGCACTTCCAGTGCTGCTTTATCTAGCAATGCCTTAGCATCTTCTGTCCAACGTCTAAATAGGTCTAATTTGGTTTCCGGTGCATTTTCAGACCTAAATAGAAGGTACGCTTGCTGCATTTTTACAATACCAAGCTCTAGGTTCTGGTATGGTTCTGGAGTACTGTATAAACCTTTATCTATGAACTGCTCAATTGTGCGTTCAATGTCCTCTAACCCTGCATTGCTAAAGTTGTAGAAAGTTTCTAAGTCTGGGAAATCTAGTAGCTTCATTGCATCTTCCTTAGATACAAATCCAGCTTGAATTAGTTCTTGCACATCTTGCAAACGTCCTGCAGGCGTACTTGATAATGCTGAAGTAGGGAATACAGCCATTACAAAGTCCTCTTGGTCCATTTTTACTTCTTTCCACTTTATGGTCTGAATAAACTTTTTACCTTTAACTTTTACTTTATACCCGTCTCTGCTGCCGTGCTCATCGTCGGAGCTTCTCATTTCTTCATCAATTTCTTCTGCTAGTTCTATCATTTGCTCGGAAGCATCCATAAATACTTTTTCATAGCGCTGCCCTACAGACATAAAACGCTCTGTTTCCAAATCGTTAAATTCTCTAAGTGCTTTTCCAGAATTAAGGCCCGAAGGCTTTGCGCTATTAGCTGATAATTGTGATACTCCAGCAATTTCATAAGCACGGCTATATAGTCTGTCTAAGTGAGCAAAAAGTTCTGGAGGAATATTACCAAGAGCTGCCGAAGTAGGTAATTGTCCAGCATACTTAATTATTCCACCTATTTTATTGTTTATATGTGCATCTACAATCTTACTTCCAGCTTCTACGAATATCTTTGGAATACTAACTAAGTGCATAGAAACTTGTATAGTGCGTAATATCTTATTTATTTCAATTTGAAGCCCTTGCAACTGCTCAGCTAATCCTTGGCCGAAAAATCCTAAACTTCGTACGCCCCAGCGAAAAAATACAAATGGGAAAAAGCACTTTTCATATGGTTCGTCGAGCAATGTAGCATTAGAAATAGTAATTGTGCGGCGACCATCTTTAGCTTTTTTTGTAGAAGGTAAGTGCCAGCTTTCAGTTACACGCACCATATCAGAGTTAAAAGCTTGCCCAGAAACTATTACTGTATTTTCACTATTATCTGTAGTATTAATAGCACCTTGATATTCTGGAAACATTTCTATTAGCACATCTTTATGAATATACTTAGTTTGGTGCATTTGTCTTGGATAGCCGTAGAAAGACTCCCTATCATCTATTTTTATTTCATCTATGAATACGCGCTCACACTTAATTTCACAATCTTCTTTATATATTTTAATAGCGCCAGTACCGAATATGCAACTGTCTTGGAATGCTTGAGACGCTAGTGCATAGAAATCAGTTGCTTGAAACTGCCCCTCTACAAACTGTGTTAATTTTTTAGCCCTACGTTGCTGGGAGAAATTTCCGCCCTCAGTTAAGAATGTAGGTTTTGGTCTATTCTTTGATATTTTAGATACTACAGTGTCTACCATACTCTGAATAATATTCAAAGTTACGCGGTTGGTAGTAATTGGGACGTCCATTACTCTAGAGCTTTTAAACCCTGGATAGTACTTTAAATTTAGTAAATCGTAGTTCCCGTACATACGCATAAATTTAAAATTTTCATTTTGTCTATACGCTTGCTCGCTATCTAACCAGCGAACGTAATTTGGAATCATATTGTGAACGTCGTTTTTTGCGGTTTTCCACCACAAAGTATCATTTCTAGGAATCATATTTACCCTTAACTACCAGAATGTAGTGCTAATTCTAAATCCTCAGCGTCTTCATTTGACACTTCAGGTATTTCTGTTATTTCATTAGATTGTGTACTGGCTTCGGATTTTTGGCTTCCATGCATGTCATCGACATATGCCATAGCAGAAACATGAATTTCAACGTCTTGAACCTTAAATACGGCTATTTTTTGTGTTTTTGCCCATACTATGAATTCTTTTAGTTCTTCTACGCTTTTAAACATGATTTGCTCCTATAATGGCTACAATAGTTTATATGTTATATTTTAGGGTCAGTCCTCGGAATATATGAAATCAATATCATCGGTAGTGGGTTCCAAACCGTGCTCAGACTCCCGTGCCCTTACAATTCTGTCTATTTCTTCCTGCTCCATAGCGTCCATATGGGCCTGTGAGCCGTATTCTACTTTAGGGGCTTCTGGAGTCCAGAAATAGTGCTTACACTCGCGCCATGCGTATAGGGCCGCGTCGGTCACGTCACTGTGAAATCGGTCGGAAATTTTAAGCTTATCAGGGTTACTTCTATCCCATTCAAGCTTGTAACTATCTTCTTCGAACTGAGACCCAAGTTTTGCCTTAAAACGGCCATTTCTTAAATCATCGTTCATAAGCTCGATAAATTCAAATTTACGGGTTTTTTCAGCGGTTTCGAGCACTAGCCCTTGACGCATTCTAATTTCTTCTTGTATTTTTTTACCAAGTGCCCCAGCATCCATAACCATGCGTATAGGTTTATACTTTTCTTGCAGTATTTTAACCTGATTTGCAAGCGATGTAATGTCTTGCTTATTCTTAACTACTTCTTCCACAAGGTACACGTTCTTATCTGTAAAACTGTAACCAAGCACTGCTATGGCATCGGCATCGTTGTATCCAATATCTATTCCAAAAATATACTGTATATCTCCCGTAGGCAATTGTGAGTATAAATTTTTATCAGCACTAAATTTAAAAACCAGTGCATCAATATCATTTACCCATTCGGCAAGTGCTTCTCTGCGGTATGTAGCATTAGTTTCATCTATGCCCTTACGAGCGCGTTCCTCTGCCAGTAATTCTGCTGGCTCTTTTCCCGATTTAAGTTTAATCCAAGGATTATTAAATATAGTCCATTTATGATTAGACCAGCTACGACTATGCGCTGCTCTATAAAAATAACCAGAAGCTAAAGGGCCTGGGGTTCCTATTAAATGTATAGAACCATTAACATCCATAGTAGCATAAGCAAGAACGTCATCTACAAGATAAGATAGTATAGATTCTTTAAAAGACTGACTTTCATCTATGTACACTTTCTTAAGTGACAAACCTCTGTATTTTTCACACTCATTCATATCTTTGGCTCCACCAAGGTATAGCATGGAACCAGTTGGGAATTCTACTGTAAGTTCTGTATTATCAAATTTGCAATCTATGTTGTAATCTTTTATAATTCTTTTAACAATAGGCCATATAATACGCTTTGCAGAAGTTCTAGTTAAGGTAATATATGCGCAGTTATTGTGCGGCCCAGACATGGGAGTATCAACTAAATCATGCCCACACGATTCAGATTTACCGCCCCTACGACTTACTACTGCAGTTTTAAAACGTGCAGGGTCTCGTATAAATTGAATTTGCTTATCAAAGCAATGGTCTTCAATAGTAAAAACTTTTTGCACAGTAGTTCTGCGCTTAAGTTCCTCTAGTAGAGCACTGGCTCTATCAGCTTTATTTTTCTTGCTCATTATTCAGGTTTTTTACTCTTAGACTTTTCAGCTTCTTCTTCAACGACCATAGCACCGATATTAGTAAATGGCACAATAAGTGTTTCTTTGTCTTTTTTAGAGCCCGAAGACCATTCGTGTTGCACCTTAACGCCCAAGCCAGGCACTAATTCTAACTTAAAATGAGCTTTCTTTTCATCTTTTAAATTTACATAAGTAATTATACCTACTGGACCTTTTAATTGCACTGCTTGGTAAAATCTAACTGATAGTATTTTCATATTATTCTCCTAGTTCTTCTATTGTTATTGGTGCTTGGATTAATGGGCACTTGCTATAAACATAATTTATGCTAAAAAATAAAGTAACTTCTCTTATAGTCTCAGTTTCTGCTATTAATTTTGCAGAGCACTGTACATTTACCACTTTATCAGCGGCCCCAGTACTTACATTGTTTTTGCCGTAAATCCACAGCTCATCTTTAACTTTGTTCTTATAGTCTTCGATAGGCATTCCCATACGCTTAGCATTTTTTTCTTCCATATCTTGAACTATAGATTTCCACAGTGCTAATTGAGACTCCACTTCCCCGTTATTGAACTGCCCTTGAAATCTGCCAGCAGCTCTATGAAACATAAGTACGGAATTCTCTAGCACTAGACGTTCTCCTGGTAAATGCTCTACGAATGCGGAGGCCATGGAGGCAGCGAATAAAGATATAGTTTTTAAGTTTTTAATATTTTTTGTAAATTCTATAAAAGAAAGGCCTGCGTAAATATCTCCACCTGGAGAATCTATAACTAAATAAATTGGATAATCTTTGTTGCCGCGCTTTTCTACTAGAACTTGCAATTCTAATATAGCCTTATTTACAGACTCGGAACTTACTTCGCTTCTAAATGTTACTGTATTATTTAAATCCAATTGCACTACCGAATTCGGAGTGTCGCTGTTTGCAACTACGTTTCCAAAACCCAGCATAAGCACCATAACCGATGCTACTAATCCTAGCCCTAACCTCATACTTTTTTCTCCTGTAACTCTTTTAACTTCTCTGCTAAAAGCTTGTTTATATTTTGATTTTCTACATTAATTTCTACTTGTTGCAGCACCAACGTAATAAGTTCATTCTTACTTAGCTGCTTCAACTGCTTCTTTAGATTTGAAAACTGAGCCTCTATAGCTTTTTTTGTTTCCTTATCAGCCTTACCTAATAAATCTCTTATCATATAATCTCCTCGACAAGTCCTGCTGCCTTACACTGTTTTGCGTTCATATAAAAATCGGTTTCTACACCTTTTGTTTTCCAATACTTAATTGATTTGTTACTGAATTTAGCAATAGTGCTCAAAAACTGCTGATACTCTATTTCCAATTGCTTGACTTCTTGCTTTATTTCTGAAACTTTTCCTTCGTATTCCGTACTAACTTCGTGCCACATAAACCAGGCAAAAGCACTCATGCGTCTACGGTCCCCAGAAGCTAGTATTACTGTAGCAGCACTCATGATTTGCCCATAACCTTCGGTAATTATATAGCACTTACACGCTTTAATACGACCAATAATTGCAAGAGCGTCGTATACAGAACCTCCACTACTATTAATTTTTATAGTAATAGGAGCGTCAGACTCAGATTCCATTTGTGTAAGGGCTGCATCTACAAGTTTCACATACGCAGGCCCAATAGTTCCATTTATTAATATGCTTCTCTGCCCGTAATGAACACCATAGTCCATTGCAAATTGTATTTGGGCATGTAGCTCAAGATTTTGCTTTTCTTGCACGCTTCTTCTCCTGTTTCTTAACTCGGTATTGTGGTAAAAAAGAAATGTATGGGCAGTAAATCATATTGTATTTTGCTGCTAAACGTTCGCTATTTTTAGATGCATGTGTGTACATACTAGCTAAATCTTCATTAAATTCACTATAATTAGCGAGCAATTTTGCTATACCAAGCTTGCGGTACGTATGTTTTACATAAACATAGTGCATTACAAAAATTCCATCTACTTTTTCATAGCAAATATATCCGTACAGTTCCCCAGGATTACTTTCATTGCACGCAACAAATACGTTGCAGCTTTGTAGTAAATTCTCTATTAGTTTGTGGTGCTGAGCAAAATAAATAGTATTAGTAATTTGTTTACCAAAATTAGAGTCTCTAAAGCTTTTTAACCAAGAATTGAAGATAAAAGATATATCTTCTTCAGTGGCTGCCCTTATCCTTATCGGAAGAGGGGTCTGCATCAAGTTGTTCATCTTCGTCTTCTCCTATAAACTGTTCTACCGGAATAAGTTCATTTGACGTATCCCAAACTGTTTGTATCTTTATTCTTAAAATAGCATTCGTTATAGTTTCTACTTCGTATTCCGCATCTTCAAATTCTCGCATTAAATCAAAAAGTGATAGGGCAATCTCACTTTTCATTTCTTTACCTTCGAGCACTGCCTTAGAAATTATATAATGCAGTACTGCATGTGCCTTACTTGCTTCCTTGCTCATTTTTATTTTCTTGTTTATCCTCTTCTATACTGGATAATAATTGATTTATAGTTCCGAGCCGGTGTTCCACAGCTACTATTTTTTCATCTATAGATTTCTTTTTTATAATAAGTTCGCCGTAAATTGCAAAAAGTTGCAGGGCTTCTTTTTCTAATTTATTTCTTAGTCGCATAATTTTACCTCTATAGTTCTATATCCTTGCTCTAATGCATACTCTTCTGCAAGTTTATGTAGCAAATCATTCATATTAGTGCGGTGCAAAAAGCAGTGATATTCCGATAAATTTAATTTAAGGGAACATATGTCTAGCAGTTCAAATTTGTAATCGTGAGATACTGGATTGCTGTAGGATTTTAGTTTCGTAATGTGAACTGTCATGGCCGACCTAATTTCTTTTTTAGCAAAGTTTCTAACATTTGTGCTAATTCTTCATCAGACATTTTTGCTAAATCTTTATCGTTAAACCGTTCACGGCTTTCCTTTGACAGTTCTACTAGTGATTTTATATATCCTTGTAATATTCTAGATTCAGGAAGAGACAGCGATTGTCCTTTATTAACTTTGGAACTAAATTTTGCAACTTCCATAGCAATAATATTAGTAGCATCGTCAATTAAATCATCGACATTAGGTTGCATAATAGTGGATTTACGAGGAACTACAGCGCGTGGCTGTGAATAAGGAGGTAAGATTGTTCTAGGCTTTTTTTCGTCCATACTGTATTCCTGTTACTCTAATTGCTATACAGTATAGATAATTTGTTATGAGTTGGGCTACCCCTTGTCTAAAAGGTAGTAGTACAGTATTAAATAGGATTCTAATTTCCAGGCTTGGCCACGAAGTAGCAGTGCTCCACTATCTTCAAATGCATTATATGTTAGTTCTAGAATAGTAGAAATGTGAGCAATTTCTGCTAATTTTTCTTCATGTGGCAGTGCTACGTATTTTGCTAAACTTCTCATTTTTTAAACTCAAATAGTGGGTATCCAAAAGCACGCATAAGTCTTGGAATAAAAACAACAATTAATATAATGGATGGAGACTGTGTGGCCATTGCGCATAGCATAACTATTAAGCCTATTAAGTAGCATGTAATTATTCTGTCCCAGCGAATCATAATTTTTCCTTTGTAGTAGTTAGTTTGTTAGAGGTATATTAAACTAATACTATACTTAAGTCAAGTAGTGTGTAAAGATTTCTATTTTTTAACACAAACCACTACTGCACTGAACTTTCCTGAATCTTTTGCTGTCTTTGCATATTGAGTAGCGGCATCAATACAAGCTTTAGCTGATTTAAGGTCTATAGAATGTGTATGTAAAGAAGAGCCTGAGCTAGTAAATAAAACATTTGTAATAATTAAAATCCACATATTACGCTTCTCCACAAATTAGGTAGTGTTTTAAATCTGCACGTCTTAGAACTAATTCTTCTTTTGTATCAATGCTTTGTGCAACTAAGTACCCTGATGCATCTACTTCTATAATTCTATATATTTCATTTGTAATTTTGTCTGAAATATAGTGCAATACATTCAAACCTATTTTTTGCTTATTGTCTTCGTTAACGTGTGCCATAATTTCTCCTATATTACATTCTTACTTCAATAACATTTTAAAAAGTTCTAAATTCTTTACTACAATTGCAACTACTCGTGGGGCAGCATAACTCGAACCTTGTTCTGGGAAAAAAATACCGTTTTCAGTTCTACCACGAGCAATAGCGTTTCCACTAGCCTTAAAATCTACTACTTTTCCATGATTAGAGTCGGGGCTAAAGTATCCTACAACTTCTATTCTAGGGTCGTAGCACGCTGGAAAAGCATTACAATTTGTGTTTAAATTTTTAGAATTGTTTCCAGCAGCAATAACGAGTATTACACCTTTATTTAAGGCACGGCGTACGGCTAATGCTTCTACTTCAAAATACATAGACCCAGATATAGAAATATTAACTACATCTGCTTTTTTTTCTACAGCGTAATCAATTCCTTGAGCAATGTGTAATGGGAGTATAAATCCAGTAGCATTACCTACTTTAATTGGAATAATACAAAATGGTATAGTTTTAGGTATGCTCTCAGATACTATGCGTGTTACTTCTGTACCGTGCCCATGTAAGTCTGAGTATGGACCTTCATTACTTACAAAAGATTTTGCGCTATCGGCACAAACTTTTACATTAACTGCGGCTACATTTAACCCTGTATCTATTACAGCTATACGAACTTCTGCTTTGGCAGTAATAGCCAGCATAAAAAATAGCAGTACCGTAACCCACATTGCTACTACTGTTAGTATTGATGTTCTGCTCATAGTTTATTCCCCTTATATAAGCTTATCGGTACAGTGCCTTTAAAACTTTAGTTCTATTTTGCGCCAAACTCTAGTACTTCAACGCTTTTCCAGGAAGTGTGTCTCGCTCAAACACGTACTTTACATCTGGTATCCCAATTTGAGATTTGTAGTGCTGCACAATTAATTTTGGCACATTGCCTACTTTTAATTTTTTAAAAATATTTTCTTTATGAAATTTTACCGTGCCTTCAGTTACAAATAGTGCTTGTGCTATTTCTGAGCCTGTAAGCCCTTCTACTATTAGATTGTACACATCTTGCTCGCGTTTACTTAAGTTCATTTGCTACCCCTATTCTTTTCTCTGCAATAGTAGTGTATTCTTCATTAAGTTCTATGCCTACAAAGTTAAATCCTAAGTTTTTAGCTGCAACTCCAGTGCTTCCACTTCCCATAAATGGGTCTAGCGTTGTGCCGCCTTTTGGTGTTACAAGTCTGATTAGATATTCCATTAGTTTGACTGGCTTTACTGTGGGATGGAAGTTTTGTCTTGGTTCTACTTTCTTATTTCTTTCTGAGCCGTCACCGTTTTTTGCCCAAACATACGAATCATCATCCATGACACCAGCGGCCTTTAACGGCATCCCTTCCAATCCCTTATTTCTCTCACTCTTACTGGCCTTCGCTACATAAAAAAATCGAGATGCTCCTCCTTTAGGTGCTTCGGAAGTTACTCTCATAGCATAATTTTTTCCGTTCATTGCTCTGTTTTCAGATTCTTTTCTAACGGTATCCATAGCCCCAGAAGTTAAAACACCACTCTGCAAATCCAACATTTCAGCCGCTACTTCATCCAAAATTATATTTGCTGGCCATCGGCCTTGCGCATGGGATGTTCCATTGCCATTGTGACGAGTGAACCCTTTGTTATCGCCTTCTTTATTCCACATTGCAAATTTACCACCCTCACTTGTGGCATCTTTAATTTCTTCTGTAGAAATTCGACTCTCATCAATATTGATTGCACCTGTTCCATACTTCAAAACATTCTGAGCTACCGTTAATCCTTTTTCTAAAGGTTTTCGTGCAACACATATTGGTTCATTTGCTGGTTTTAAAGCTGTGCCGTATCCAGAATACTTTTCTGCTTCATCTTTTAACCCTTGCTTAGATAAAACCTTATCTATATTCATGCTCTTTGGAAATCCCGAGCCGTAAAGCCACTGAATTTGGTCACGAATCTCAAAGCCTGCATCTTCAATATTAACTACAAGTCTGTGGTATGTGCGTGTGCCGCCGAATGCTAATAAATGTCCACCTGGCTTAAGAACCCTAAGCGCTTGCTCCCATAAATCCTTACTTGGTACGTCATAATCCCATTTTTTAGCCATAAAGCTTAATCCATAAGGTGGGTCGCACACAATGCTATCAATACTGTTATCTGCAATCCCCTTCAACACTTCTAAACTGTCGCCTGTAAATAAATTTATTGTACTCATATTTATGCCTCCCAGCATTTTATTTAAGTTTATGGATTAAAAATATTACCTAATTGGTCTGTAATAACTCCATCTGCTGCTAATGTAAAGTTGCATGGACTGCTATCAGTTGTTGTGTAACTACCTGGACTAAGTGCTGCTAAGAATTGCAAATTGCCCCCACCTGCGTAGTGTGCAATCACAGTGCCGTCAGCTAAGCGTAGCAAAATTTCATCTGCACCCGGATTGTCTCCGCATACATTTATTAGACCAGTGACTGTGAAGGCTGTAGGTGGGGCGTCAACGCCATTTGTTCCATTAAGAATCAAAGTTGTACTTCCATCTTCGCACGTAATAACAGCACCATTTACTGCTTGAGCAACGGAACACGAACTTCCTGGAGCCCCTGTATCGCCTTTTGGGCCAGTAGCTCCATCCAAACCATGGTCTGCACATGCACTAAGCGTGAGCACTGCCATTATTAGTAATAAATTTTTCATTTTTTATTTCCTTTGTTAAGTATCTTATCGGTATCGGTAGCCTAAACTTTAGTTTTATTTTTAAAAATCGTATCTCCAGCTAATGATTGTATTTCTTGGTTCTTCGGGCTTAAATGTGTGTTGCACTACAAAACGAAGCGGAAGTTTGGCCCTAAGCTCGTGCTTAACGAAGGTTCCATATGTAATTGCAGTCATTAGGGCCGCTTCTCTGCCAGTGTACTTTATTACATTTTTTGTTCCTACTTTTAATTCAGAACGGAACGTAGTATTATGTTGCATATACGCTTTAGACATAGTTGTACATTCATATCCATGTACGCACATAATAAAAACTAGAATTTCTAGCATACGTCTCCCAAACTAAGACTTAAAACATTGCTCCAACTCACTTGCACGGGCTGTTACATCTTGAGACACTAAAGTGCGAATCAAGGTCCAATCGCTATTTGTAATAAACGAGCGCATGTCACCCAGCCCTGGATATATTACTTTTAAATTTTCTTCATCTATTACAATTTCTGTACCTTGCATTGACACTGGATACACAAGTTTAACCTGCTCTATATTTAAAAAATACATGCACTTTAATTGGTCTGAAGAAATATTTGTGTAACTATATAGCATAATTTGTCCCCTGCTTTAGAGTATATAATACACTTCGGTATAAAGCAAGATATACTTTAGCACTAATTGTAAAAACTTTCAAATATATCGTACATAGAGCCGTAGTCTAGGTCTTTAGGTTCTTCTGGCTCATTTTGAGACACGCTGGGTGTGGCTAGGCCGCAGCTACAAGTATATTTTGCTACTGCATACCCTGCTTCGTTTTTAC